CCGATCCGAAAGCCAAGGCCGATGCGATCCAGAAGCTCGCCGAGATGCAGCAGAGCGGTGATCTCGCCGTGATGGCGCAGCAGGCGAACATCAACGCGGTCGAGGCCGCATCCCCGAACGCGTTCATCGCCGGCTGGCGACCGGGCGTCGGTTGGGTCTGTGGTGGTGGACTGGCGATGGCATACGTCGTCGGTCCGTTCGTGCAGATGGTCATCGCCCTCGTGGCGGTTGCCCACGGCAAGCCGTTCGTAGCACCCGTAGTCGATATGTCCACACTCTCACCGATCCTTCTCGCGATGCTCGGCATGGCCGGTCTTCGCACCTACGAGAAGGTGAACAATGCACAGGGGAACCACTGACATGAACGTCCTGCTCATGCTGTTGCAGTTGCTCGTCTCGGCCGTCGGCATCGTACTGAACGGCCTGCTCTTCGGAGCGGGCTTCGCGGTCGGCGCGATGCTCGTCGAGAAGCGGATGCACCTGAAGTAGCCCAGTAGAAACACGAAAGCCCCGCCGGTCCTTGAACAGGACTGACGGGGCTTTTTGCGTTTGTGGAGTGACTGCCGGAACTCGCATCCGGTAAGGGAGGTTCACAGCCTCCCCGCTCGACTCTTCGCGACCAGTCACGCTGGCTGGCATGGCAGGACTCGAACCTGCGACCTCCCGTTTAACAGACGGGTGCATCTACCAACTGAGCTACATGCCAAAGATGGTGCGGACCCGACGCCACCGCGTTCCGCTTGCAGGCCCCCTATAAACCGCTGGCCGGCTCCCCACGTTGTAGACCTCATGCACGCGGCTGGTCCGGGCCGCCGACTTAGGCATACGGTGCAATCGCTTAGAACCCGTGTCGGAACCCTACCTGCGGATCTCCTTGTAGTGCATCACACAGTAGTCATCCGTGATCCACGTCGTCCGCTCGATCTGGAACGTGCGCCGATTCGCCTCGGGGCTCACGTCGAACAGGTCGGTCTGATCCGGGTCGAAGAACTTCGCAGTCGTCGGCAGCATCACTTGGTAGTACGTACCAGTGAACCGCTCGACGTTCTCCAACGTCCGCGTGCAACCGCAGAGCGTCTCCAGCACGATGTTGATCTTCGGCTTCTGCTTCACAGGCCCTCCTGACAGCGTTGCAGCAGGCACTCGAACACCGCGGCCGTGGCCCGTGCATCTTCCAGTGCGTTGTGGCCCTTCGTCCGATTGAGTGGAATCTTGAAGTACTCGCACAGATTAGCGAGGGAGGTCGACGTCGGATTGATGACGCCGGCCTGCATGAGGAGCCCCGCGCCGGCCTGCGTGCAGATCGTCCGGTGGGAGAACACATCGTTGAAGCAGGTGTCGTTGATGCCGGCCTCGCGGAACAGACGCCGCAGGAACGGGAAGTCGAACTTGACACTGTGCGCCACGACCGTGACGTTGTGCAGCATGTTGTGCCGGTTCAGCATCTCGTAGAGCAGGCCCACGGCCCGGATCGGCGAGACGCCCCTCTGCTGGATCGTGACCATCGAGAGGCCATTGATCGCGAGCGCTGAGTCCTCGGTGATGACGTTCTCGCCCTCGTCGATGAGCGTGTACATCTCGTCGATCGTCCGCCCCGCGTAGTCCACCACGAGGGCGGCCAGCGAGAGGATCGAGTGAGAGGAGGCGTCTAGTCCCCCTGTCTCGGTGTCGATCAGCAGCATCTTGTTGTTCATACGGCCGTCCAGTGTGGCACCTTGCCACTTTCGACCCGACCGGCAAGGTAGCACCGGATGGGTGTCCCATCGCCCCGACTGCCACCGCGCGTGGGGTCGATGACGACGACGAGCGTCCCGTCGGGCAGTAACGCCCATGGCGGAGGCACGTCGCCCCATGCGTACGCGTCGCAGATCACTACCACCGCAGGCCCACGCTGACCCGGTCGCTCACCTCGCCACCGTTGAACACGGCGCGCGACTCGGCGAACAGGCCACGGGGGCCACCGACGCCGAGGAACAGCGAGGACGACAGGCCAAGGTCGACGTTGCCAATGGACAGGACGCTCTGGTACGAGCGGACCGTCGTGAACGTGCGGTTGCCGTGCTGGTGCTTATCACCCTTGTGCTTGCCCTGATCGTGACGGCTGACGGTGGTCGTCGAGTCGAGCACGACGATCACGTCCGAGTAGTCGTCCGCGAACAGCCGATCGGCCACGACGCCGACGCCGAGCACGAGGCCCGAACGCGTGCGCTCCACCAGATCGAGCGTGCCACTGGCAGCGCCGGCAGCGCCGAGGGAGGCCCCGAGTCGCAGGCCCTTGCCCTCCACGGAGGCTCCGCCCTGCACCGGGTTGCGGACTTCGGACTGCGGATTGACCGTGGCGAACAGCGAGACGGCCGCATGGGCCGGGACAGCGAGCATGAGCATCAGTGTGACGAGAAGCGTCTTCACGCGGGTACTCCCTTGAGGTTGCGGACGCGCTCCACGAACGCGGCCCATGTGGCGACCCCGCCGAGGTGGCGGTGATCCTTGTTCCATGGCTGGTGCATCATGACGGCGTCACCGCTGGTGTTCTCCATCAGGTCGACGATGTTCTCCGGCTTGTCGTCGAGGTAGATGTCGCAGTGCGGCAGCACGAGGGACTTCGGCTCCATGTTCGTCAGGAAGCTCATCCCGGCGACCGGCAGGTCGAGCAGCGACAGCCACGCAACCGTGTCACGGATGGCATCCTTCGGGCGGTGCGTGATGAGCACGACCTCGCCCACCGTCGCCAGTTCCCTCACGGCTTGGACCGTGCCGGGGTACAGGTGGCCGTACCGGTAGAGGCCGAGGCCCACTGCCTCTTCCCAGAGCCAGCGCCAGTGCTCGGGCGAGACGTTGTCCTTGATCCAGTTCCAGTACTGCGACTCGCTCTCCTTGAGCGGGCCCATCTTGTAGGGGCTGTTGGGCAGGACTTCGCGGAGCATGTAGCGCGCCGTCTTGTCCCACTTGTACATCACGCCGTCGATGTCGAGTCCGATCCTCACTTCTTCTCCTTCAGTACGTAGGTGGCGAGCACGGGAGTTTCGGCGTCGGTGTAACCTTCCATCGCCGTGACGAACTGCTTCCGCTCTCTGACGCTGGTGAAAGCAACCGTGTCACCGCTCTCCTGATACGTCACGAGATAGATGACCAACGGGCTTCCGTTCTTGAACCTCACCGCCAGACTCCGAACTCGTCACGGGTGATGAGGCCGGCCTTCAGGACAGCCTGCCAGAGCGCCCGCTGCTCGGACTCGGTCTTCCGACCGGAGTTGTCCTCCCAGTAGGCGGCGTTGCACAGGCGCACGACTGCTTCGCGAAGCTCGTTCACGGCATGACCTCCCCATGTTCCAGCATGTACGCGAGCCGGGTGGCGCGCGCTCCAACTTGGCGGGCCCATTCGGAGCCCGCAATCGCCACCGTCACTGGGGCCCAGTTCTTGTCCTTCATCGCCTGCCTGATGGCCGGCGTGATACTCGTCGAGGTCTGCATCGCCCCGATGCCACGGTTGAAGACCATGTTGATGAGCGCCCGGTTACGCACCCGATCGCCCTCGCACATGACGTGCGTGCAGCCGCAGGGTGACCAGTCGGGGAACAGTTCCTCGATGGCCTTCTGGGCTGCATCGACATCGCCCGCGAGGAGCGATAGCGCCTCGTACGGCGTGATCGAGGTCATCCGGGCGGCATTGCCAAGCAGGTGCCCGACGCCGATCGTCCAGAAGCCTCGCGTGTCTTGGTACGCCGAGAGCCGACAGCCCTCGTCGCGCGTCAGTTCATCACGAAGTTGGCTGTCCACCCGCGGAGCCCTCCGCAGCCGGCGGAGCGAGCGTCACCTCGATCGTGACCAAGGTGCCATCCGGCTCGTCGTTCAGGAGGATGAGTTGACTCAGCGCCGTCGTGGCGAGGTCGAACAGACCCGGCATGATGAGCGCATCCATGAAGCGCCCTTCCTCGACGAGCGCACCACGCCAACTGCCCTTGCGGCGAATCGCCGCGATCTGGAGCTTCACTTGCCCTCCGCGAGCCGTGCCTTCACGTACTCGTATGCGTTGATGTTGAAGACGACGGCCATCGCGTGGTCCTCGTCCTGATCGCCCCGCAGCCACTGGCGCATGTGCCGTGTGGCCGACGAGCGGAACCGCTCCATCTCGGCTTCACTGTTCGCGAGCGTCCAGTTGCTCTTGCCATACTTGACTGCGCCCTTCGTCAGGTGCGCGGCCAGCCGATCCACGAGGGGCCCGTCGAAGACGAGTTCGTACATCAGCTTGTTGTCCTGCGTGTCACGGACCATGCCCGAGGCATACGCCTCGCGCTTGCCGCTGTCCTTCACGGTGAACTGACCGCTGCCGGCCGTAGCCGATGGGTCAGGTACTGGAAACTCATGTCTCACGCGATCTCCTCCAGTTCGCCCCAACTCGCGCCGGGTGCTCCGACCTCGACGCTCACGGGGATATAGAAGTTCTTCTTGATGTTGTGGAACCGCTGCTCCATGATCGTCTTCAGCCCCCTCGCTGCTTCGTCGACCTTGTCGGCCGGGACGCAGAGGAGGATCGAGTCGTGGACCGTCGTGACGAGCCGGCCATCGAGGGAGCGCGCGAAGTCCGCAACGGGCTTCAGGACGCACCAGAGGATGTCCGCCACGATCGACTGCGGGATGAAGTTGACCGCCGCCGTCGCCTTGCCGGAGTGGAAGAACCGGGTGCGACCGAACGGGTTGGTGATGTACCGCTGCTCCGTGCAGAGGTCGACCAGCATCTCCTTGTACGCCGTGACATCGGTGTAGTAGCCCCAGATGCCGTTGGCGACTTCGAGACACTCGGCGACACTGACGTAGAAGTGCTCCTGCTCCAAGATCATCGACGACACCTTGGCCGGGCCGGCGAGGTACTGCGAGGCGTAGGTCACGTTCTTGCAGACCTTGCGGCTCACCCCGATACGGGCAGCGTTCAGCGTGTGGATGTCGTTGGGCTTCGTGCCCTGCAAGTCCTTGAGTAGCTTCCGGTCGTTCGCCATGCCACCCTGCGCCCAGAGTTCAGCAGCCGAGTAGTCGGCCTGCACGAAGCACATCGCGTCCGTGTCGGGCACGTACAGGTGCCGCACGGTCGTGCCGGCGATCTCGTCCTTCATCTGGTTCTGGATGTTGGGCCCGAAGCTGGCGAGCCGGCCCGTGGCCGCCGCGCCCTTCGCGTCCATCTTCGCACCGCCCCGCTCGGAGTCCTTCGACGCCGGCAGATAGCTCGGATGCACCCACTGGTCCTCGCCAAGCATGACAGGCGTGACGTAAGTGCCAAGCATCTTGGTCACCTTGCGGAGCTTCAGCAGTAGCTCGAACGTCCGAGGTACCGAGCGCGCGTCGGTCTGCCACGCGCCGGGGATCGTCTCGTCCTCTCGGTTGTCCTTCACGAACGCCGAGAGCCGGACCAGCGCGAGTTCGTCCACGCTGATGCCGTCCTCCTTGTTCCGCTGCGGGGGCAGGCCCCACTTCTTGTAGAAGAGCTTCATCAACTGCGGGTTCGACATCGGGTTCACGAGCGGGAACATCCGCCGCCACATCTGAGCGTAGCGCATCGCCCGCTTCTCCAGCTTGGGCTGGAGGGCCAGCGCGGCCCTGCGTGAAACTCGGATGCCGCCGCGCGACATCTCGGCCAGCACGGGCAGGGTTGCCATGACGCCGGGGCCGGGATGCTTGCCCTGCCCCATGAAGTAGTCCCACGCGCCAAGCTGCTTCATGACCGCGATCAACTGCGTCGCGAGCCAGTACGTGTTGAAGCTGTCCTTCGCCGAATAGCGACGCGGGTCCGACTTGACCATCGCGCGCCAGTGAGTGTCGACCTTGTTGCGGCTGCTCGTCTTCCACGGACGCAGGTCCAGCAGCACGGAGCACGCCCGCCCGAGTGCCTTGTGCAGGTCGGGCTGGACGTTGACGAAGGCGAACATCGTGTCGAACAACTGAGTGTCGATGACCGACTGGCTCACGTAGACGCCGTTGGCTTGGAGCCGGGGCAGATCGAACGGGCTGTTGTGGAACGCGATCATGCGGCCCGGCTGGTTCATCAGGCGCTCGATGTAGACGCGAGTTCCCTCGCTCCAGTCGAGGGCGGCCGTCGTCTCCCCATCGGAGAAGGAGACGAGGTCGATGACCTCGTTGTCGATTCCGTGAGTCTCGATGTCGACGGCCACAAGATCACCGAGCAGTTCGGGGCCGGGGCAGGTCTCCAAGACCGTGTGGTAGTTGGAGAGCGCGACCTCACGAAGATCCCCGTTGCCTGCTCGGCAGACGCGCTGGAGATCAGCGATGAACGCCGGGCTCACAGCATAACCTTCAGTACGGATGTGATCGAGCGTGAACGTGGGAATGACGTAGCCGTCGAACCCGTCCAGCAGGCCCGGCATGAGTTCCTTCACCCACTTCATCTTGGGGTCGCCGGCCTTCGCGCCGGTCGCCTTGCTCGCGTTGACGTACGTGCCGACCTGCTTCCAGACCTCGGTCGCCTTGGGGCGGAACAGGTCCTTCTGGATCAGGTAACCACGCGCGTCGAAGATGCCCTCGTTGATGCCCGTCAGCAGGTTGAAGGGCTCGGTGCCCATCGGGATGACGACCTGCGGCTTGCTACGCTTGATGTCCTGCTCGAAGCGCGTGCGCGCCGAGCGGATCTGCGACTTGAGCGGCTTGTTGCCCGCGCCTGCGGGCGGCTCGTCGATCAGGTACACGAGGCGGCACTTCGCCTTGAGGATGCCCGCTGCGTGAACCTGCCGCCAGAACCATGCCATCATGCCATCGGATGGCTTGCTCACCATCACGAACAGGTACGGTGAGTCTGCTCTACCTTCTGCCTTCATTCGCCCTCCGAGGGAACGTGGTGATGTCGAAGCCCTGCTCGGAGAGCTTGCCCGCGAGCCGGTCCAGCACTCTCTCGCGTCTCTCACCGTGGGACTGACGCAACAGGTCTACGAACCCTGCGAGCGCACGCTGTAGCGTCACGCCGCAGAGTTCGCAGACGTCGATGGGGAAGCAGATTCCAAACTCTTCGTACTCGCGGTTGTGGGCAGTTCGGGTGTAGCTCCGGCTGCAAACTGAGCATCGCGTTTCGCACATGTCTCACTCCTGTGCAGACGGCCACCGACACCGGGACTGGCGTGAATCCACCAGAGAAAGCGGAGTCCAACGAACCACTGCCACTTACCGCGTACGCTGTTGAGGACCTCTTCATCGGACAGCCGACTCGCCCCACGCTCGCTGTTGCAGGCGTGGCACAGAAGCCGGAAGCCGCCATCGTTGTTGCCGGGCACTACATGGTCGAGGGTCAGCCGAGGATGGCTCCCCGCGCCGTGCCTGCGCCCGAGGAACCACGGCCAGCCCTGCTCTCTGTAGACCTCCAACAGATACGTTGGAAGCCCGCAGATGGCACAGCGCGAACCGGGGTGGAACATCCTGTCCACCCAGTACTCCGATGTGGGCCGGTCGATGCCGTGCTCACACCGAAGATTGCGCGCTACGCCAGCCTTACTGCTGTTGTACCGTCGTGCCCTCGCTCGAAGTTCCCGCCGCCCCATCAGTTCCCTCCGCCTTGGTCAGGCGTGCGGCGAAGGACGTAGCCGCTTCTTCGAGCTTCGCGAGGATCGCGTCGCGCACGACACCCATCACGAACTCCTTGAACTCGTTCGACTGCTCGACGGTGATCGGGAAGTCGAGCCCGTCCACCACGACACGGTCATTGACGAGGTCGATCCCCTCGATCTTTGTGAAGTCGGGGATGCGCGGAGCGAACGAGGGAACACCGAGAGTCTTGCGACCAGCAGCGTTCTCCTTGCGGGCGATGAACTCGCGGGCGGTCTCGCGCCCGGTCGGGAACAGTACCGGGTCGGCCGCAGGCACCGGACGCTCGACAGGAGCACCGGCAGCTATGGCCTCTTCGAGAGTTGCGTAGGCCGGCTTCGGCTCGTCGATGAACGTACCATCCGTGTTCTGGTTGCCCAGTCGCGGATCGCGTACGCCAGCGGCGATGGCTGCCTTGTCCAGTTCCGCACGCTCTTCCGCTGTCAGCGGGGCCTCGTCCTCGACCGGACGACCAACAGCCGCAGACTGCACGGTCGGCATCGGAGTGGCCGAAGCCACCCCGATGTTCCGACGCACGCCGCTGCGGTTCTCCTGATTGGTCATCTCGATCATCCGGGTGAAGTCGTTCTCCGGGTAGTCGACCATTACTTCTTCTTCCGGGTCTTGACCGGGGGCGGAGCAGGAGCCTCTTCCTCCTCCTCTTCCTCCTCGGCCTCGTCCTCGTCCTCGTCGCCCTCTTCGGCGTCTTCGTCTTCGTCCTCGTCCTCGTCCGCAGCCACGGCCGTCACAGCCGAGGGCAGGAAGGACTCGGCGGAGTCACGCGGTTCAAGGATCTCGTCACCCTCGTCGTCGAGTTCGGGCTTGCCCGTCTTCTGATTCTTCACGACCTCCATGGTCTGGACGACGTTCGCCACGACCACCTTGTTGTTCAGCGGGCTGACCGCACCCGGCTGACCCTTCGGCGGGAACATCTTGTCGAGCAGCGAGCCACGCAGTTCGCCACCGGCCGGCAGGAAGCCCGTCACCGTCAGGAGCGAGATGATCGCGCCGTCGCTGCGCTCGTTCATGTTGACGTGGTTCTCGGGCACGTTCGCCTGCATGTTCTTGTAGAAGTGAGCGAACACCCGCCCGCCCGCATTGTCCGACTGGCGGACCTTGAGGATGACCGTCACGTCGAGGAGGCCCTTCTTCGTCACCGAGCGATACGCCTCGACGACCGTGGCCTGCTCGGTCCAGCGGCTGCGCTTGACGCCCTTCTTGTCGACCGAGACCTTCGCGGTCTTCGGCACCTTCAGGGCCTGATTGCCACCAGCGATGGCCGCCGAGGCGCGCGTCGCGGCTTCCTTGTCGATGTCACGGAAGTTCGGAACGACCGGGGCTGCCTGCTGCTGCGTCTTTGCCATGTTGAGTTACTCTCCGTTGGAGGGTGTGAGGAGCTTCTTCTTCTTCTTCTTGGCGACGACCGGCTCACCAGTGAGCAGGCCCTGCATGTACGCCTCGTAGTTGACCCACCAGCCTGACGGGTTCCTGTCGAGCGTCACACGGGCGATCGGATTGGCAGCCTCCTCGTCGCAGGTGCGGAGCTTCGCCGGGAACTTCCCGTCGTACTCGGTGATGGCAACGACGACCGGCGAGATGTCGGCAGCGCCGGGGATGAGGACCTCGTCCCTGACGAGCCGGATGACCGTGCTGAACTGCGACGGTAGGTAGTCGATCATCGTCCAGCCCGGATGCTGCGGGCCGCCGACGAGTGTACCGTTTGCACCACCGATCATCTTGCTCTCTTCGTGCATGATGAAGATGATGTGCTTGTCCGCGTGCAGGTCGAACAGGTCGTCGAGGTACTGCTTCGACAGTGCGTCCACTCCTTGGAAGTCGCTGCGGGTCGGGATGGCAACACCACCCGCATCGAGGTCGCCGATGATGGCGTGCGGCTCGCGCGTGACCTGCAACGTGTTGGAGATGTGCGACAGCGAATCCATCGCGATCTTCGTGTACGTGTCCACCACGATCACGCCGATCTCACCGAACTGAGCGTCCAGATCCATCATGCAGAACTGCTGGAACAGGGCCTCGGGGTCCGGTCCCTCGGGGTTCACCACCTCGACGCGCTCGCGCTTCTTCGGCGAGATCGACGGGAGGAGCCACGAGTTCTTGTCGGCCGCGTAGTACGCGCACCTGCCCCACGACTCGGGGTACGACAGGGCGAACCGGGACTTGCCCGAGCCCGCACGGCCGTAGATCAGGATGCGCTCTTTCGCGCGCTTGGTCAGATCCCGACCCCGGTGGAAGGTCAGGATGTTCCGCTGTGGCTTCGCCATTACCGGTGACGGTCGCCGACGGGACGGTTCAGGCGCGTGATGGCCTTGCGGGCCGAGGCGTGCGACGTGAAGTAGCGCGTCAGGCCGAAGCGCGACCGCACGGTCAGCTTGGTCGTGGCGTCGATGATGACGAACGTCTGGGTGCCATACTGCTCGACGGTGTAGCGGGGCTCGGTACTGGTGGTCGTGTTCATGCTTCCTCCGGGTGGTTGGTGGGTAACTCTATTGTATCACTTCTGATAGGCGGTGTCGAGGGCGTGTTCGATCTGGTCAGCCGGGAGCTTCTCCTCCTTCCCTCGCAGTCGGTTGCCCCAACGGAGCGCCTTCCGGGCCTCGGCCCGCGTGACACCCAGTTCCTTCAACTTCATGGCCGTGTGCCACATCGCCTTGTGGCGGCCCGGCTCGGCCTGCCCAAGCGTCAGGTAGTCCTGTGCCGCCTTCGTCAGGTGCGCGAAGACGTCTGTCCATGGCTGGCCGGCGGCCACTCCCTCGGGGGCCGGCGGGTCGAACAGGGACTTGGTCGGCGTGCCCGTGACGAGCAGTTCGGCCAGACCCTCGAAGATGTGATCGGTCGCATGGATGAACCGCGCGAGCCGCTTCGTCTTCAGGTTGCGCGTACCCGGACACCGCATGACGCGAGGGAGGTCCGAGACGCTCGTGTCGATCTTGCAGCCGTACCGCTCACCGAGGAACTTGTCCAGCTTCTGGAGCCAGTGCCCGTTGACGCGGCGGGCCGTGGCCGGGTGGATCACCCGCCATTCCCAGTCGGCCTCGACCTTCGTCCAGATGCGGCCCTGCTCGGCCGTAGCATCGAGGACGACGTCTCCCAACCTGATCCACGCCTGCACGCCTCTCCCACTGTCGATGATGATCGGGCGGCCGGACTTGCCATCGCGGAAGTCGCGCCCACACCATTCGCCAAGCCAGAGTAGCGCATCATCCATGGCAGCGCGTGGATCATTGGGCTCCTTGACTGGGTCCATGTCAATGAGCAGATAGCTCCAGTGCGTTACGTCCGAGGCCTTGTGGCGGGAGCCTCCGGTGGCCTCTGTGGGGTTCGGAGCAACGTATACATTGCAGCCCGACTTCGCCTTCGCGAAGCGGCGGATCTCTGCCGCACTACGAGCGAAGTCGCCATCGCGATGATCGCCACCGCGAGCGAACACACGTACCACTGAGTCCGTAGAAGGATGAGGCAGTACGCGCCACAGTTCATCAATCTCTCTCGGACGCTTCAGCATACTGGTCCTGCCGATCCTTGAAGAGGGTGTCGTCGTCGAGCGACGTCTCGCCCATGAGCACCTTGAAGTACGGGTCCTCGCTGCTGCCCGAGTAGCCGCCGTTCTGGTCCTCGTTCGGGGCCGGGATTAGTCCATCGTTCTCCCAGTACGAGATGCACTCCTTCATCTCTACGACGTGCTGCCGGAGCGACATCATCACCGAGGCGTGCAGCCCTCCGCGCAGGTTCACGCCCATGGGCTGCTGGTAGAACATCTCCTCGGCCGTCTTCGTCTGCTCGTTCTTCTTGCCGACGTTCGTGCGGAACTTCAGCTTGCGGACGAGATCGAAGATCGTGCCACCATACCGGTGACGCGGGTACTCGCGGTGCAGCACCTCAGCATATAGGTGCTCGTGGTAGCTCCGGTTCTGGAGCCGCACGTAGGTCGCGAAGTTCTTCTGTGCGGCCAGCCCTCGGCGCTGCATGTGCCAGAGCCGGTTCTCGACCACGACAACCTTGTCGGGCCGGAGCAGCCACGTTACAGCATCGAGTTCCGGGTCGACCCACTCGTGTGCCTTCTCGACTTCGAGCACCTTCTGGATCTCGAACCTGTTCGAGTGCAGAGGCATCGCCTCGATCAGGTCCTCGAATGTGGTGACGGCCTTGACCAGCGTAGACTCGCAGGACGGATGCTCGGCCGGGATCTTCGCCCGAAACTCCGCGCACTCCGCCGCCAGCGAGTCGGCCAGAGAGGCCGTCCCCTTCTCGAACCGCTCGAACGCCCGATGGAGGATCTTGCCCCCATCGAGCGCGGCCGGCGTCACCAGTGGCACCCGGTTCATGACGTACTGGGCCCACCAGCGGAAGCGGCACTGCATGAACTGCTTGACTGCCGACACGTTGACGCGATACATCACATGCCTTCCTGCACGTTCGTGCTCTTGCACTTCGGACACGGCTGCGGCCGATGCTGCTCGTCGTAGTGGACCCACGAGTGGCCGCAGTCGTCACACCACCAGAAGTGGCCCATCAGACTGCGGGGTCGACGTGGACCGTGTATGCGTCGGTGTATGCCGCATTGCGCGGCTCGGCTGCCGGGGCGAACTGCTGCTCCAGCAACGACGCCTTGTACCACTCGGGCAGGCCACCCGTCACGCCGCGCTTGAGGCCCTTCGCCATCGCCCACTTGAAGAGCGTGTCCTTGATCTTGTCGATGCACTCGGCTTCGATGTCGCGAACGACCTCGGGCAGAAGCAGCGCGATGTCCTGCGGCATGTTCTGGATCTTGCCGGCCTCACGCAGGTGCTGGACGGCCTTCGCCCAACGGGCCGGCGTCCGGTACTGCGCGACCAACTGGTCGATGATGTCCTGCGACAGCGGGTTGGCCTTCTTCCACTCGCCCTTGTGGACCTCGCGGAACTCCGGGCTGACGAACTTGCCGAACAGCGGCTTGCCGTCCTTGCCGAAGCGGTCGTTGTTCTTCACGACGACGCCCTCGATCTGCTGCCCACCGAGGATGCTAGTCTGCTTGAGGAGTGACTTGAAGAAGTCGATGTCCGTGATCCGGCCCCGGAAGATGAGGGGCACGATCTCCAGCCCGATGCGGGCAGCCTCGTCCTCCTTGCCGGTGCGCGACAGGTACGTCTCGGTGCCGATCGTGATGTCGAACAGGATCAGGTGCTTGTTCGGCACACGGTCGTACGCGAGCGCGTTGTGCTTCGGCTGCTGGAGGAACTCGGCGCGGTACGTCCAGCCCGCACGGAGCAGGCCCTCGGCCGCCAGTTCCTTGACGGTCGCGACGGCCTTGTTGAACATGCCCTCGGGCGCGTCGATGTTCATCACGACGCCTTTCGAGCGGATGTTGAGCACCCCGTTCTCGTCGAGGCCGAAGCTGAACTGCGAACCATCGACCTTCTCCTCGACGATCACGTCGTCGAGCAGGATGTCGGCCACCGAGGGATGACCGAGGTTCCACACCTTGGGGTACGCTGAAAAGCTGTTCACTGCTGGTCTCCTTCTGCCTGCGGGTTCTCCGCGTCGTCGCGCACGTCTTCGGTCTCTTCGACGACGACGTCCGCGCCACCAACCTCTGCTGCGAAGGCATCCGCTGCCGCCTGCGTCGCTGCCAGTTCCTCGTCCTTCGGAGCCTCGACGGTCGTCTCGGTCTCGATCTTCTCGGGGTGCGGCAGGAGCACCGGGACCTGACGCTGCATCAGGATGCCGGCGCGCCCGCTCGACGAGGGGAGCACCGAGATCAGCTTCCAGCCCTCGGGGCCGTTCAGCATGTCGTTGAGGAACATGCCGAGGTTCAACTGGTCGGTCTCCTCACCACGCAGATTCTTCACGAGCTTGCCGTGGCTGCGGAAGTCACGCTCGGTCGAGAAGAACTCATCCACCATCGCGACCCAGTGCGGACCCTGCGGCGTGTCTTGGTAGCGGGACTCGGGGTACAGATGCTTCACGCTGTACTGGAGCCGGTAGGCGGTCCAGTCGACATCCTTGCCCAACAGGACCTGCGCCTGCGGAGCGGCAGGCTCCTCGGCCGGCTGCTCAGCTTCGGCCGCCGCGTTCTGGGCTCCGAGGGCGCGGGCCGCCGCCAGCTTCGCGAGCACCTCGGCGCGCTTGGCCGGGTCGACATCACGAAGGAACGCGGGAACCTCGACTTCGGGTACTGCCGGCTGATCGACTTGCTGCTCGTCCACTTTTACTCCTCGGTAAATGTGATGTAGAGCGAGCCCTGCTGGTAAGCGAGGGCGCGACGTGTGTTCTCGGTGGGCTTACTGCGGAGCTTGAAACGGGCCGCTAATCCTTCCCACATAGTATGTGGTACGAAGATTGTCAACGCGGTCGGCGACGATACGTCGTCCTCGTTGGTACAGACGAGTGACCAAGGCGTGTCGAGCGGCAGCTTCTCGATGTGCAGAAGTGCCGAGCCGATCGCCGTTAGCTGCTGTTGGAATGGCGTCATCAGACCTCCTTGCCCCATGCGGTCACCCTGACGCCGGACTCGTACGGCTTGTTGTGGTGGTACATCGTGATGTTGACTCGGGCCACCGAGTCGGCCACCTCGCGGATGGCTTCGATCAGCGCCCCATCACGGAGTCCCTCGCCGCGTGGTGTCTTCGGGAATCCACCAAGCTGCTCGAAGATGTCCCGGCGGACGATGAAGTTGCCAAGCGATGACGAGTCAGTGTGAAAGGAGCACGTCAGTCCGACACCGTGTTCCACGAGGCCATCGTCCCACTGGCAGTAGGCCGCGACCGCCCTCGTGTTGTCGACCGCCTTCAACATCTGCTCGATGTAGTCGCCATCGTAGCTGTCGTCTTGGCAGAAGAAGCCGAGGTAGTCGGTCGAGGCGAGCATCGCGAGCGTGTTGCGCTTGCTGTAGCCGAAGTCGTGGACCGTGGGGAACGAGAGGATGCTGAAGGGGAATGGCAGCGAGGGAACCACCCACGGCAGCGGACACTCGGACACGCCGACCAGCACCTGCCTCGGCTGTACCGTCTGCGTGGCAAGGTTCTTCATGATCGCGAAGGGCATCTGCTTGTGCCCCGTCACGATCGCTGCGAAGGTGGGCAGGCTCACTTGCGGGGGAAGACGATCACGAGGGCGACGCCGATCGCAACCGCCTTCAGGAACGAGAGGTGAGGCAGATGGAACATGCCGGCGGCGATCGTGTTCCAGAGCAGCCAGATGCCGAGGCCGCTGGCGGACATCAGCGAGCCGATGATGACGAGGCCACCGATGAGCGCGAGCGCGCCGACGATGAGGTTCTCCGTAGAGTTACGCATTGAGGACTCCGAGGATGTCGTCTTCGACGATCATGAAGGCGTTGTCGATGCCCTCGGCCATGTCGGCCGAAACGGGCGCACCGCTGAAGTCGCGCAAGACGACCGTGTCGCCGACCGCGAGCGACTCGCGCACCTTCGTCCCGATGGCGAGCACGATGCCGAACTGCGACGGCTTGTCGAGCACCGAGTCGGGCTGGATGATGAGCGACGTGACCGGCTTCGGCTCCGGCATGCGCGAGATGAGAACCCTGTTACCGAGTGGCTGGATCATCGACCGAACTCCGCTGAGTCTTCTTGGGTGACGAGGGCCCGGATCTCACCGCCTGTTGCCTTCGAGATCTGTGCCGCCGAGTGGATGGACATCATGAGCATCGCCTTCTTCTTGTCAGTCGTCCATTCGTCAGGCGAGACTTCCTGCGAGCAGAAGTACACGTTCTGCACGTCCTCGGGCTGCGTGTCGTGCGCGGCCCTCAGCTTCTGCACCACGAACCACGGGCTGAGGACGGTGGGATAGTTCATCAATACTTCCCCCACACCGGCTGCTTCAGCCAGTGATTGAACCGCGCCCAGAGCGAGGGCTTCTTCAGGATGCGGATGCAGGGCCCGAACGTGCCATCGCCGTCGTCGTACTGCGCGGCCTGATGGCCGAGCTTCGGGTACGTGTGACCGGGGTCGACGCCATGCCGGCGGCGGTTCCAGTCGACCACGAGCCGCTTGTCTTCCTTGGCGAACTCCGCAGGCGTCATCGGCATCATGCCGGCCTGCGCGCAGAACTCGACGTGGTCGGCGTATGCCGTGCCACGCTTGGCGACGACTGGGTCGGGGTTCGTCTTGATGTAGGTGAGTAACTGCTGGTTCGTGTTCTTGAGGCTGCTGATCTCCAGCAACTGCGCGGTGAGCTTCGACTGGAGGCCGTCCGCCAGTTCCGGCAGATCGTGCCACGACCAGTAGCCGTTCTCCAGCGGGCCATTGTGGAGCGCGTTGGCCGTGGCCCGCAGGATCTCCGACATGCGGTCGCGGAGATTGTCGCTCTCGGCGAGGTCGAGCTTGGCCTTCGCCAGCGCCGTCATCGCCTTGCCCTTCTTGCTCGGCTGCTTCTTCTTCATCAGATGTCTCCTTCGGTCTTCACAGGTTGTCCTGCGCCCGCGAACGGATGTCGGCCAGTGTCTGCGTCCGGGGCATCCAGCCGTTCCGCAGCACGACGCTGAGGTAGTTACTGCCCGCGCCCTCGCGCGCCGTCGTGTACTCCTCCGTGCCATCGTTGCAGAGGATGAGCCGGCCGGCCTTCGAGTTCTTCGACGGGTCGGTGGACGGGTGCTTCTGCACGTCGTTCCACTGGCCGTTGATCTTGATCGCGCTGCACTTCATGGCGAAGCGGATCGTATCGCGGTTGACCTTCTGGAGCAGGCCGCCGCCCGAACCGAACGCGAGGTTGTCGGCAGCCCACCCGGCCGCCATCATGTTACGCAGGATCGAGAGGAGCATGTTGCGGTCGATGCCGTCGCCTTGGATGACGCGGATCTTCGGGTTCAAGAGCCTGTGGCCGGTCGGCGTCAGCGAGGTGCCGAACCGCTGCCCGAGGATGTCGAGCAGCTTGATGACGACGGCGACAGGATTGCCGCTGTCGGGACGAATGACGACGGTGCCGTCGCGGAAGAGTACCTTGTCGCGCAGTTCCACGCCCCAGATCTTGTCTGCGGCGTTGAAGATGTCATAGCTGTCCGACACGACCGCGACCAGACCCGTCGGATACTGGTCGAGCATGTTCTCGTAGGCTGCACGCTCGTTACCCCATGAAGTGATCGTCGAGTGCTCGGCGGCCGGGATGCTGAAGCCGGCCATCGCCTCGGCGTAGTACTCGTGCGCGACCTGAAGGGCCGCCATCGTGTCGGTGCCCTTGAAGTTCACGAGGTGCGCGCAGCCGCCGATGCCGGCCGACTCGACGCTCGTCGAGCCACGGTAGCCGAAGTCGTGCAGCTTGAAGTCGAGCCCGGCCAAGCTGCTGCCCGTGGTCTCCATGAAGTCGCGGATGACCTGCTTCATGTAGCGGGACTGGGTCGCGACGGTCGTCGGGTACCAGACCTGCACGAGCAGGGTCTCCAAGTAGTTCACGAGCCACGGGGTCTCGGGGTCCGTATTCTCGATCGTCAGGAGCACATTGCCCGTCGGGACGACAGAGCCCTCGGGCACGGCCTTGACGATGACCGGCAGATGCCCGTCGTGCGCGAGCAGGATGTGCTCCCACCCGGCGCGGTTGAAGAGCGTCTCGTTGCCGAAGTGCCGGCTGAAGAAGATGGCCGCCTCCTCGATCTTCTCGCGGGTGACGACCTGCCCTTCGAGGTACTTCTTGATGATGTACTGGAGGCCGAAGAAGAGCGTCTGACCGAACTCGCCGCCGTCGCGCGCTTCGAGGTAGCTGAAGACGTGCGTCGTGCCCTTGGGGTACTGCTTCCAGTGGCTGACCTTGTACGAGTCGGTGAGGAGCAGGATGTTGTTAGCGAGCACGGAGGGCTCCAAAGAAGTGGGTGCGGAACGCGAGGCCGAGAGGCCAGTGGCTCTCGACCAGTGGAGGCAGCTTCTGCATGTCGAACCATGCGACCGCGTCGACGTCGTCGCGTGCCAAAGCGAAGCCGAACGAGACGGGCATCGAGAAGAAGGCAGTCAGGATGCGGTCGCGGCCCGTCTTCGGGTAGCGCGGGTCGTCGATGCGGTACGAGCCGATGTAGGTCGGCTGCGCTACTTCGAGGCCGGTCTCCTCACGGACCTCGCGGAGGATGGCATCTTCGAGCGAGGCGTCGGTCGGGTCGACGAAGCCGCCGATGAAGCGCCAACCGCCGCCGTCCCTGTTCTTGCGCCCAAGCAGGACCTTGCCCTGCTGGATGATGGCCGCGTCGACAGTCTGGAACGAGATGGGGTAGAGCGACTTCGCAGCGAAGATCATCCCTCGCCGGAAGGCCGGGTCGTCCTCCATCTGGATCGCGTTCCGCACGTCGGTGCCCGACTCGGACTGAGGCGAGGTGAGCGTACAGGTCGGAAACATGCCCTTGTAGTGCTGGATGAAGCTGTCGCGGGCCCCGTAGAGCGTTGGCGGCTCGATGCCCGTCCCTGTCGCCGTGCGGAACATGCCGATGAGCCAGTCTAGGTTCTTCGACCACTCGACATCCGACGCCTCGTCAGCGAGGGCAGTCACGGTCACGTCCGGGTAGGCCGTCTGGATCATGTCGCGCCGAGCGGCCACCGGCAAGGGGTCGGTGACCGACAGCAGCGCGCGTGAAGCGCCGAGCACGATGAGCACCTTCTCGTGGAGGGCGCGCATCGACTCGATCAGGAACTTGTGGCCGGCGTGAAGCTCGTCGACCTGCATGCGGACGACGGCGACTGCGAGACCCTTCGACTTCACCATGTCATCCCCGCGAAGACGTTGTGGTAGATGAAGACGACAGCGTGGTACGGCCATGTGAACCAGTAGCTCCAGTGCCTCATGACGAGTGCAACCTGCGTCCCGATGAAGAGGTTGACGAAGAGGAGCGTGGCGATCATGTAGACCCACTCGGCGTTGTACCACGGGCGTGGTACCGGCGGCCGGCCCATCGCGTCGCCCATCGAGTCGGCCCACTCGTCGTGCCGCGATTTCATGATCCTCATGGGTGGAGGTGAATCTCGATGATGACCGCCATCGCCATCAGGGCCACAACGATGTTCAGGCCGATGCCCATCCACGCCGAGCCGTACGACCGCCAGCGGAAGAAGTCGGAGATGCCCTTGATGAAGAGGCCCTCGACCATGATGCCGAGGAGAACGGCGACGACCGTGACGATGTTCCACTCGGTCTGCACGCTGAAGAAGTTCATCAGGCGAGAACCTCGACCGTGAAGTTCTCACGGGCATAGCCCCGGCCAACGAGCATCGTGATGTATTGGTGAGCGTTCATCTCGAAGGCGAAGAGGGCATCGGGGCGTCCCTTGTAGCGGACGAGAGCGGTGACGTTCATCTCGACGGGTTCTTTCAGTGTGATCTTCACTTGTGCTCCTGATTGGGGTAGAAGGTTGGAGTGGCACCGCGCCCGAGGACGGGCCGGCTTACCTGCGAGGGAACCTTGCGTCCGAAGGGGGCGGGCTTGTCTCCTGCGACCCACGGTCCTCCGGCTGCTTCCATGCAGGCTTCACACGGGCTCTCCGAGACTTCCGAGGACTCGTTGATCCCTCGGACCTCTTCCCATGTGTGGTGGGCCGGGCACTCGTACGTGTAGAGGGGCACAGGTCGTCCAGTTCATCAGCCGGCAGCGACTGCGCCAGCCTTGTCAGGTTGCGGTTTGACTGCTTCACGATACAGGGCCTTCCCGTACTGCGACAGGTACTTCTCGATGTGCTCGGCGGCCCCGAGGGCCGTGAGCCGGTTGCGGACGCAGGTGTTGAACTTGCCCTCCGTGAAGTCCGACTTGAACTTCTCGTAGAGCGCGTCGCGGATCTCGCCGGCACGGAGGCCGGGGTGCGCCTTGACGTGCGCGAGGACTGCCTCCGACACGCCGTCCTTCAGCAGCCGCTGCGCCAGCGTGACTGGCTCCTCGGATGCCACGAGCGTGGCCTGATCGACCTCGTCGACGTTCATCGTGTAGGCGAAGTCGGGCGGCGTGATGCCACGGAACTTCTTGAACTGGATGCCGATGAGGTGCTTCTTCGACTTGTGCGGGACAAGCTGGACCCACGAGTCGAGCGCGCCGATCTGCGACATGGCACCGCGCCAGTCGCTGCCGTCGTTGAACTCGGACTTCTTCGAGTTGTGGTGCAGCAGGATAATCGCCGCGCCGGTCGCCTCCGACAGGATGCGGATGTTGCGGAAGACGTCCTCCATCTCGTTGTTGTCGTTCTGGTTCGCCCTCGTGAGACGGCTGAGTGTGTCGAACACGATGACGCTGAAGCCGTGCGACTGCTCGGGGCCACGGGAGGTGACCTCGACCTCGCCCCACTTGAACGAGCGGTGAGTCGCGATCAGCTTGCGGATCTCGTCGATCGACTCCAGCATAAAGGGCGACTGGATGAGGAAGCGGACAGGCTCATAGTCGAGCCCGGTGAACTTGCTGAGGCGGGTCCACTGGCGGGCGTAGTCGTCGAGCGAAGAGTCCGAGCCCACGAAGAGGACGCCGCCTCGAATCGTCTTGCGGCCGAGGAAGGATGTACCGGAGGAAATGGTGCGGGCGACCTCCATCGCGACCCACGTCTTGCCGACGCCGGGGTACGAGGTGATGCCCATGATGCCACCCGCCGCGAGGAAGCCCTCGATCTGCATCGGGGGCGGCTTGACAGTGTAGAGCGACTCGCTCGTCGTCAGCTTGTACGGCCGGACGTTCTCGATGCCGACGAGTACTGGGTGTGACTTACGCATCAGTCGAGGTCAGGGATGCAGGTCATGAAGCCGAGGAAGACGGCCGGTAGGGCGAACGACATCACGACGTTGACATCGCGCATCCACAGACCGAAGCAGACCCCGATGATGCCGGCTCCGGTAATCAGGCCCTGAAAGAAACGTCTGTTCATTGTCTAGTCCTTGAATGGGTCAACGACGTCCCGGCCGGCCATTGCAACGCCGATCGGGCGGAGTGTGTGGTCGATCTGCATGTAGGTGTGGTGCGCGAGCACCTCCTCGATGCGCTTGTACGCTTGCGGAGCCTCGTCGAGGTCGCCACCGCGAAGCTCCACGCCGGCATCCTCCATCCACTTGGCCCACGCATCATGCCGGACGAGGCCGGGCATGCGCTGCTTCTTGCCGTTCGCATCCTTCACGAACTTGCCCTTGGCCGCAGTGCGCGACATCAGGCGGCCGGCCCCGTGGGGAGCCGAGTACATCGAGAGAAGCTGGTCGCGCTTGGCCGCCATGGTGAACGGGTCGAAGCCACGCACGATGAAGGCCGGGTCGCCCATCGAACCTCCGATGAACCCTCGCTGGCCGGGCCACATCGGGGTGGCACCCTTGCGGACGACGATGAGGCTCTGACCGAAGTGCTCCTCGGGCCACGCGAAGTTGTGGTGGTTGTGGACCTCCTCGACGATCTCGGCACCGATGATCTCGGCCACCTTGGCGCAGACCCAGTCGCGGCCGGCGTAGGCGTACTCGCCCGCCAGCGTCATGCACTGGAGGTACTCGGCACCGAGGGCGCTCGCGAGAGGCAGCACGAGTGGCTCGGCATTGATGGCATCCTTCGCGCCACCCTGCTTGAGGAACCATGTGGCCGTCTTGTGGCCGAGGCCACGCGAGCCGAAGTGGACGCCGATCCAGACGCGGTCCTGCTGGTCGAGGAAGATGTCGACGTAGTGGTTGCCGCCGCCGACGGTGCCAAGCTGGTCGGCCGCCATCCGCTTGAGTGGGAGCACGGCCGGGTGGTTCCAGCGGGCCTCGCTCCGGTCGAGGATGGGATGGTCGACGGGCGTGTCATTCGTGCGGCCCATGCCGAAGCTGATCTGCGACACGATGGCGTCCATGATGGCCGGCAGGTTCTCGGTGACGTAGTGCGCCGGGATGTCGAGCCGAACGGCCTTGTTGCCGCAGCCGATGTCGTAGCCGACGCCCGAGGGCGAGATGGCTCCCTCGTAGGAGACGACGCCACCGATCGGAACGGCGTAGCCGAGGTGGTGGTCGGCCATCATCGCGACGTGCTTGGCGGTGCGAAGGCAGACCTGAGCCTGCGCGAGTGCGCCCTCGTCGACCGGGTCGCCCCAGACTGGAATGTCACCATAGAACTTCACAGGCGGTCTCTCTCCTCTGGTGTGATCTCGTGGTAATGCTCGCGCCAGCAGCGGAGGTCCCACGCAGCGCGCAGGAGTTCCGCCAGCAGGCGGTTGTTGTCTGGGTCCATCCGTTCGAGCAGGTACTTCTGTGTCGTGCCGATGGGCTTATCGAACGGGTTGGGCGCGAAGCCCTGCCCGTTGCGGTGGGTGAAGAAGGCGATCGCCCCGGCCGACTCGCTGAGGATGTCTGTCTTCTCCGAGCGCATGAACGAGAGGAGCCCGTCGGCATACAGCAGGATGCGCTCCTCGGCTGCAATGATCTCGGGGCCACGGTTCCACGCGCTCCGGGCGTCGTCGCCGGGATGGTTCATGTGTCCTCCTTGGGCTCGGTGGGTAACTCTAGTCTACCATCACCGAGCCCCCGTGCAACATCAGACTTTCGTCCAGTCGGGTAGGGAGTCGGCCGGCGCAACCTCATATGGGATCGAGAGTTCCGAGCCCGGCGGCAGGACGAGTTCCTTCTGCCCGAGGGTGAGCTTGAAGCCGCTGATGTCGTGGGTCCGGTACTGGACCCGCGAGGGCGGTGGGACCGGTGCAGTTTGCAACGGTGGGTGCCGCTCCCACCAGAAGGCGGGCGCAACGAGCATGGCCGCCAGCAGGAGGACGCGACTCACTTCAGGTTCTCCTTGATGAAGGTGAAGGCGTCGTCGAGCGTCTTGAAGCCGGCGCGCGCCACGGTGCTAGTGCGTGACTTGACCATGTCAATCAGTACAGCGTACTCGTCCTTCTCGGGCGTGCCCCGAATGAACATCTTGAGGGCGTGTGCCGACTTCGACATGACGCGGAGGGAGCCGAACGGCTCCGGGATGCCGAACGCCTTCTGGACCGCCTCGGTGGTCGCGCCGTACGTCTGGGCGTAGGCCGCCTCCTTGTACAGATGCGCGCGCTCCCTCGCTGCGTCGGCCGCCTCGGCCAGCGTGCAGAGGTAGGCGTCGAGCAGAGCCGTCTCCTCCTCGTCCAGCCGGATGCCCATGTTGAGCACCCGGCCGTCCTTGATCTTCGCCAGCAGGTCTTGGACTCTCACTGTTCGTCCTCCTCGTCCATCTCGTCGAGGTCCATGTCGAGTTCCATCTCGTCCTCGTCGCTGACCAGACCTTCCTCGTAGCCGGCTTCCCACTCGGTGGCAGCCACCGCTTCGACCGTCGCACGGACGATGACCGAGACGGCGGCCGTGGTGATCTTGCCCTCGTCGTACTCCGTGAAGCCCTTCAGAATCTGCTCGATGCCCTTCTCTGCGTTCACTTGTTCCACCAGTCGTGACGCCGGCCCGGAATGGCCGGCAGGAGGTACAGAACTAACAGCACGATGAGTGCGAGGGTCATTCGTCTTCAGGCTTCTCGTTGCGGCCGGCCTCGACGCCGTCCTCGTAGCCACGGTCGTAGGCCGTGTCCTCGGTCTCGTCGACGCCCTCCTCGTGGCCGTCGTCATGACCCTCGTTGTATGCGTCGTCGAGAGCCTGCTCGACATCCGTTTGGATCGAGGACATGAGATCACGCAGAAGCTGTGGGCTGTAGCGGCTCACTTGCTGCCTCCCTTGGCCGCGCGGGCCTTGGCGAGCGAGGCGACCAACTGGGCCTTCCGCTCGGGTGACATGGGCTTCTTCAGCTTGCGCTTCGGCTTCGCCTTCTTGGCCGAGTCGACTGCCGCGAGTGCTGCCTCGGCCGACTGCTCGGTCTTCTTCAGGCCGGCGCGGATGCCCTTCAGACCCTTCGTCAGGACGGGAGTGGCAACCTCAAGCGGAGCCTGCGTGAGCCGGGGCTGCTTCTTGTCGTACGTGATCGGCTTCACGGTGAACTGCTCGCCGGCCGTTACCTCGTCGGCCGACTGGAGAGCGAGAGCATCACGCTCGCTGAGGATCTTGTTGATGAGGATGTCGATACGCTTCGAGACCGAGCGGAGTTCGAGGCGCACGGCCTCGGCCATCTGCATCAGTTCGCGGCGTTCTTCGTACGTTGTCACAGGTGTCCCTCCAAGTACTTCTTCGTGGTTCCGGGTGCCAACTCCAGCACCGAGTCTACGGACGGCACAGCCACATCGAGGTTCTGCTCCATGATCCTCCAGAAGGCGAGCGCTCCCTCGATGCGTCCCCTATTGAACTCGTTCACAGGCGTTCCTCCAGAGACTTGAGGGTGGCATCGTTCTTCGCGCGTAGTTCCAGCATCTCTTTCCTGATGAGCGACGGGTCTCTCCAGTCTTTGATGGTGTACGGACGGGGCACCGGCCGGCGCTTGTAGGCACCGATGGGGCCCGGTGTGAACGGTTCGATCTTGCGGAACATCCGGTCCTCCGTGAGTTCCTCCACGATGCTGCGTCCCGTGAGACTACTTCCGGGTGTAGTCAGTTGCTCCTCGACTGTGGGAGCGAGGAACTCGGAGCCAACGATGTCGACCTTGGGCTCCTCGAATGGACTGGCCCCTGTCCTCATCCCGTCTTGGACGGTCGTCGTCTTCTTGGCGAAGTCCATCTCTGTACGGCTCTTCGTGTCCTTGAAGAGTTCGATCGTGAGCGGGTGGAGCGCCGGCCCTCGCTTCACGGCTGTTCCTTCAGGTGAATCATCTCGATGTCTCCAGTGTTGAGGCAGCCGACGATGTAGCGGTCGTCTACCTCGATGGTGGGGAACTCTCTCTCCCTGTGCGTGTCGGCAATGATCTCGGCCGCATCGGCCGTCGTGACGGCGACCTCGACCACACGCCGCAACAGGTCAGAGACACGGTAGCCGAAGACACGAACGTGCTCGTGCTTGCGGCCGGCCGGGTTCTGCACGGCGATGATCTGGACCTCGGTCATCGGTACTGGCGGATGCCGATGACGGCGAGGATGAAGAGAGAACTCGCCATGAGCCAGAGGAAGGCGATCGGGTGGACGTTACCGAACCAGACGAGGCCGCCGACGAGGAGCACGAAGCCGATGGCGATGGCGACCGCTTCGAGCCACGGTCTCATGAGGCCACCCGCTTCGCGGCACGGGCAGCGGCACCCTTGCCCGTCTTGACGGTCTTGCCACGGATGGGATGACGCCGCCAGCCGAGGGCCACGAGCGCCGGGTGCTTGCCCTTCTTGCCGATGTAGTCGAGCACGAGCCGGCGCAGGTGCCGGTTCTTCTTCCGCACCGCGAGGAGCACCGTGAGGCCATCCTTGCCGGCGTACTCGTAGAGGAAAAAGGGTGCGCCCACGGGCCCGACGAGGAACGTGTCGGTACCGCGAGGGAGGTCGAGGGTGCGGCCGGCCATCGGGCCATCGAGTATCTTGTGCGGAACGGTCTCTGCCAGTTTGACTGGGCTCACTTGGTTGCCTTCTTCTGCGTCGTCGTACCACCGACGTTGGGCTTGCCACGGCGGAGCGTCGAGCCGTACGCCTTGCCCTGCTTGACGACGGCCGGGATGACCGTCTCGATGTGGACGACCTCGAACTCGCCAGTCGTCTTGTTCTGCACAACCTTGCGCTCGATCGTCCGCTTCTCGGGCTTGACGAGTTCAGTCGCAACGCCCTGCTTCACGATGCCGGACTTACGATGCTTGCGTGCCACGGTTGACCCCCTTCAGGGTGAAGTACATCGACATGGTGTTGCGGATGTGCTCGCGGACGGCCTGCTCGGCGACCTGCTTGAGCGAGATGTCGCGCGAGCAACCGAAGGCATCCTTCGCAGAGCCCCACTTGGTGGGCAGCGAGATGCGGACACGAATCTGCGTCTTGCTCACGGCGTCTGCCGCGTCTGGTACCAACGCACCCACTGGTCACGGCCATAGCCCGCGACAGCGCGGCAGAAGGGATCGGTTGAACTGTTCTTGCGGATACTGAGTGTGCCCGCGTGGCCGACCTCGACCCACACGTTCTCGTACTCGGCATCGCGCTGCATGCCAAGACTGTCAACCCAGATGACGACGATGTTCATGCTGACTCCTTGGCGTACTGACCTTGCAGGTCAGCCTTGAGCTTCTGGATGGCTGCGGCCTTCGCGAGCACCCTCGCTGCCTGCGGATAGCGGCCAGCAGATTCGAGGTGGACGACGGCCCGCCGCATGGCGAGGATGGCCCCGTAGAGTTCGTCGTTCGCGGCGGCAGATTGCTGCGCGCGGACGAGGGCATTGATGACGGTCATCTTCACTTGACCTCCTTGAACCAGAGCGTCGTGGGGATGCGCTTGACGCGGAAGACGTCGCGCAGCCCACGGGCGCAGAGCCAGCGGTCGGCCTCCATGAACTTGACAGCGCCCGGCATCGGCTTGATGCTGACGCGGAACAGGCGCTCGGCAAGCGGACCGAGGCAGGCCTTGAGCTTGAAGCTCGCGCTGACCGTGACGTACTGGCCTTCGGTGATGCCGTCGATGTAGACGTCGTGGCCGCCCGTCGTGCCGAGGACCGGGTCGAGGTAGGGGACGAAGCGGGCGCGGATGGTGGTGCGGCTGCGGGCCTTCGTGGTGGTGGGCATGGCTACCTCTTGACGTTGGGTGGGATGTTGAGGACGACCTTGTAGCGGTTGTGATAGTGCGCGTTGAGGTACTGGAGCGCCTCGTTCAGACTGGTGAAGTGCCCGTTGCGGAAGATGTCGACATCCTCGCAGACGCCCGAGAGCGAGATGCCCCCGGACGGCTGCTGGTAGATGAGGACGGTGAGGACTGGCTTCGTGCTCATGCGGTCACTCCGATACTGGTACGTCCCCACTACGGGAGCAGGCCCGAGTCGGGAGCCGGCGAACCGTCGAGCGCGATGAACCGGCCGGGCCTCGTGTAGTTGCCCCGGAGTGCGAAGCCCCGAATATCCGCATCGTAGAAGTTGGCATACTCGAAGGCGAGCGGGACGCCGAGCTTGCCGAGGGCAGTCAGGCCACGGCGGAAGTGGCGCTCGAAGTGGAACTCGTGCGAGAGGAGCGCATTGACCTCTCGCTTCTCGTCGGCCGTCATCTTGGCCCAGAGGTTGCGGGCCTCGATGGGCGTGTGGATGATAGCGCCAGCATCGTTGCCGGGCAGCATGCCCGCGAGGGACCGGATGACGGCAGTGGTGAGCGCCTTGGCCTGACCGACACGCTCGTTCAGCGCCGTCGAATCCGGGCCTCGCATGGCAGTGATGACGTCGTACTCCAAACGGACTGCGGGGTCGAGCTTCATGGCTTCTCCTTCGGTGCGTGCTTGTCCGGCCTGTAAGTCACGCGGTTGGTGAGGTGCTTGAGGAGCGTGGTGAGAGCTTCCTGCTCGTGCGGCGTGGTGTGTTCGAGCGACGGGAGGAGACGCCTCACGTCTTCGAGCTTGCGGAGCACGCGGCTCCGATTGGGGAGGCGAGTCACGCCCCACTGGAAGAACACGAACTTGTCGAACATGGCTGCCTCCGTGGTAGTGAGTCCCTCTTGCTCCGCCCTCGGTCACCAGCATACGACACCACTGGCACGACCGAGGGCGGTAGGCGTGGACAGACGCCTCGTTCCTACGCAAGATGCTGGACGCTGTGGGTGCCGCCCCCACCTCAGCACGGGCAGTCGAGCCATGGTGTTCGACTGGTGGCCGTGCCTACCGCAGCTATCGCGGAGCGTCCTCAGTGACTACTTCGTGGCGAGCAGCAGCTTGCTCGCGGTTGTCTCGATCTTCGTCCGCTCGTCGGCGTTGACGGTGCGGCGTGCGACCGAGGTGAAGCCTTGCAGCCAGTCCCACCGCGTACCCTTCGCGCCCTTCTCCTCACGGAGGATGGCGTCGAGCGAGTCGGTGATGACCGTCTGGGTGAACTTGCCCTTGAACTTCGTGAACGCCTCGTCGAGGATGTGCTCGCGTCCCATCGACGTGCTCGCACCCTTGAGGCTGATGGCGATGGTGTCCTTCGCATCGCGGACGGCCACGACGAACGAGTCCGTGTTCGTGTTCTCGTTCAGCGTCCGCAGGAAGGAGCGGAGGCCCTTGAACACGTCGTGCGCGCCACCAGCGTGACGAGCCTTGAAGACCTGCACGTTCTCGGCACCCCAGATGATGTTGTTGCCACAGATGACGCGGAAGTTGAAGGGCATGAAGCCGAAGCTCTGCGCGCCGACCTCGCTGTTCCACGTCATGAAGCCACGGTGGAAGGCGTCGCCGTCCACGTCGAACGAGCCCGGCTGGTCCTTCCAGTCGCCGCCGTCGATGAAGATGGCGAACATGTCACGGTCGCCAGCGTACAGCCCCGAGGGAACCAGTTCAGCGCCCCACTTGCCATCCTTGAAGGCGACAGGATTGCGCCAGCCGGGCGGCAGGTACTCCATGAGCATCGAGGTGACCTGCTTGTCCCACAGCCGCTCGTAGCGCGAGCCATGGAACGCGCGGATGGTGTCCGTGGTTCCCTCGCTCTGGAGCAGCATGCGCTGACGGGCGTCGACCGAGCCATCCTTGAGGGCGGCCGGCAGACGGTCCATGAGCACGCTCGTCGCGACGTCGGGCGAGAGCTTCGCGAGCAGGTCGCGCGGCACGCCGAGCTTGGTGAGCATCTGGCCGGCCGACCAGTGGGTGAACTTGGCGATGCGATTGGTGCCGACCATCGTCATCTCGCCGTTGACATGCAGGCCGACATGCGACATGCGGACCTTGCCATCGGTGCTGGCCGTGTCGCGCTTCGCGATGGCACTGTGCATGTCGGACAGCGTCTGGAACCGCTCGTCAGCCGGGCGCTCGGCCCACTGACGGTTCGCTTGCATCAGGTTCGTGCTCACTTGACCTCCGGTGCGTTGGTGTGGACCCATGGTCCGGGGATGAGGGGCGTTGTTTCGGTGCGGTCGGTGCCTGTCCACCTGACGGGCTCGCCGCAAAGCGCGCAGGTGGTGATGTCACCACGGCCGATGGGGCTCACGTAGTGGTCGCCGTTCAGTTCGATGAGCGTCACGTCCTTGACCTCCGAGTCGCCGTCCATGTACTCGCCCTCCTCGTCCTCGTCGACGAAGCGCGGGCCGGTCGTCCTGCCCTCGTATCCGCCGTTGAGCGCGACACGCTCGGCCTGCTCTTCCGTGTAGGCCAGCACGATGTGCTTGTACTCGGTCGTCTCGGTGCGCTCGACCGTGACCTCGAACCGCAAGAGCTTTGCCATCAGTCGCGCTCCTCGGGTGAGACATCGGTGAGCGTCAGGTCGTACGGCCCGTCACTCATGACGATGTCATCGTTGCCAGCACTCGCGGCCATGTTCGACAGGTCGACGTTGAGTGCGTGGACTGCACAGGCCGCATCCTCAGCGGCGTCTTCAGAGTGCGCTGCGTTCACCGTGACGGTGAGCAGCACGGGGACTGTGAACGTGTAGGTGGTCACTGGTTCTCCTTCAGGAAGTCGTAGATGGCCCGGTCGTCCTCGTCGAGCCACTCGTAGTCGAGACGCGGTCCCTCGACCTTGCGCTTGTAGGGCGCGAAGACCTCGTCGAACGTCTGGAGGGCGTTGAGATACGAGGCACCGAAGTTCTTGAGCCGTGCATCCCACGAAGCCTTATAGTGGGCGTAGTCGTCGTCGTCGACGTCGTAGGGCTCGTAGCCCATCTCGGCCTCGAACGCATCGCAACCCGAGCACGAGCCGTAGCCGCCTTGCACCCAACCGGTCACGCCGTTGAAGGTGACCTTGGCGAACCACGAGCCCTGATAGTCGCCGAATGAATCGAACGTGTGGACGGTCGCGCCTGCTGCTTCGAGCGCGCCTTGGTACCCGCCGCTGCTCATGTGCTACCTCCCTTGCCAGTGAAGCGTGGCGGCCTTGTACTCGGCCGCGAGGTCGGACTTGCTCAGGTACAGACGGTTCCCGTCCTCGTCACGCATGCAGACCTTGCCGTTCGTGAGCGTGCAGACGAGCGTGATGGACTTGCCCGTCGCGATGTGGTGCCACTTGAAGGTGGGCATCAGAGCCTCTCGTCCACGAGGGCACGCACGAAGCGGGCGCACTCCTCGACGGTGGGCAGCGTGGCGATGGGCCCGTTCGACGCCTGTGCGGCGAGGTACACCGCATAGTTCTTGCCCGCGCGTTCGATGGTGAAGTCGGTCAGCTTGAACATTATGCCTCCTGAGCGCGCAGCGTGTTGGCGCGCGTGAGCGTGATACGCGAGTCGCGCTCGTCGGCGAACTCTGCCTCGACCGAGCGTGCGTTGGGGTACTTGCGGAAGGCGTTGCGGATGGCACCCGACAGGGCGTGCCGCGAGCGGTTGTTGGCGTGGACCGAGTACTCAGCGAAGGAGCACGCTGACGTTTCGACTACGACGTGGACGAGTATCACTTGTGCCCTCGCTTGCGCCAGACTGGCGGCTGTGGGTAGTCGTTCTCGTGCAGGAGCACGATGGCGACCACGAGTAGGACAACGTAGGCGAGCGTCATGCGGCCTTCCGCTCGACCGTGTAGGGCTCGGTCGCGAACGTGTTGGCGAAGGCCGTCAGCGTCTCGTCGAGGTGCCGCTCGTCCACGAAGCGGACGTGCGTGATGCCGTTGACCGTGAGATACACCCAGAACTTCTTCATGACTTCCCTCCCGGCGTGGGCAGTGTGGACGCGTTGCGGAGCAGGCCCCACTTCACGGGCTCGCCGTGCGTGGACTTGCCCTGCTCGTCGACCGTCATGAGGTTGTCGTCCGTGGTGGGCGAGAACCAGTAGTCGGTGGGGACGTAGGCGATGGGGATGCGAGCCTCGACACTGATGAGGCCATGGCGCAGCGTGGGGTCGCGCTCTTCGCGCGTGTGGACCGTGATGGTCGCGCCAGCGTCGCACACGTCGAGGCCTTCCCACTGGTCGTCGCCTTCGCCGAATGAGGCGACGACGCCCTCCTGAAGCTGCTTGGCGAACGCGTAGGCGTCAGCCGCGACCGCGAACAGATACAGCGCGCGGTAGGTTCCGGTGCGTGTCACGCGGCCTCCGTGATGCCGACGATTGTGTAGTGCCAGATGGAGCGGCGTGAACCGGTGACGGGAGCGGCCTGCGTCGTGACGTGGTAGCCGGCAGCACGGCCGGCGGCAGCAGCCTTGTCGGCCTCGGTGCGCGACAGGCCGGTGTAGAGGATGCGGTGGTCGGGCAGGTGCAGCAGGATGTGCGAGGTGTGCGTCACAGCGTGCCTCCGATGCGGATGGACGTGAGCGTGCGGTGCTCGTCGACGCGGATGGTCGCGATGGTCAGGATGTCGAGGTTGACGCGGATGCGGTGCGAGGCGCGCGTTTCGAGCCAGAGCAGGGCCTCGGTGCGCGAGTCGGCCGAGTCGAACGTGGCGACGAGGTCGCCGGGCTTCAGCGAAGCAGCGAGGGCGAACGTGGTGCGCGGCATGTCAGGCCACCTTGCGAGCGCGGACGCGGATGGGCTCGCGGAGCACGCCACTGGTGAGGAGTTGGACGGCGAAGTCGCGGGCAGCGTCGCGCTCGGCGAACGTCTGTTCGATGCGCCAGCGGCCCTTGAGGAGGAGTTCCACGACGAACGGGTGCTTGGGCGAGCGGCAGGTCATCGGAGCACCGACACGCGGATGTCGGCCTCGACTTCGCTCTTGGCCCACGCGACGGCCGCACGGCGCGTCGGGTGCCAGCAGCGGACGATGGAGCCGCCGTTGCGGAAGACTTCAGCGCACCACACGGTGGCGGACTGCGTCTCGGCGTCATCGGCCCAGACGGCGATGAGGTACAGGTCGTTTCCGGCTGCGTCGTTGGACTCACACTCGACGAGGGTGGCGCGCTTCAGGTGCTTGAACATGGAGCCTCCGCATTGGAAGGGGTGCGATTGTGCGTGGTGAGGGGTGCGACGCGATTCTGGTTGAAGGGCGGCGTTTTGGTACAGAGCCAGAGGGGGCGCTTCGCGGGGCTTACACATTGTGGCCCCCACCCCTTACACCGTCGTGAGGGGGCCCACCCCCCGCCGTAACGGGGTGGGACTCTCACACAGGTGTTGTAGTAGGTTCTTAAGATACACTGTTGCGCTTACACTCCGGCCCCGCACGAGGTGGCGGCGGTGCAGGCTCGCGGGGCTTCCCTCGCGCTGCTCGCGTTGCCGTTGGTTCGTGCGGTGGCCGGGATGTAAGTGCAGGGTGAAGCGTAGCAGGGTGCTACAGTCTGGACACCTTACAGTCTGGCGCTTCGCTCGGGGCATTGTCGCACGCTTGACACCCTCGACTTCGCTGTCCCCGAAGGGCTCTGTTGGGTGGTGGCACTGCGTGCGCTGCCCGTCACCGCGACCGCTCGCGTGTGCCGGCGTCCATCATATGTGACCGTGGGGGCCGCGTTGGGCTCGCGTGCTGCGGGCCTTGTGCGTGCATCCGATTCCCCTGTCACTCCACCGTGTGCCCTGTCGGGTGCCCCTCGCGGGGCCGGCCGGCTTGCCGTCCACCGAGATACGGTTATCAGGGCGGGCTGCCGGTGCGTTCCGGTGTCGCGCGCCGGTTTCGGACCGGCGACCGTGCTACCACCATGGAACAGTGCAATCCGTGTGCCACGATTGTCACGTTGCAGCACAATGACTTACAGGAGGAGCATCTCACAGATTGGGGCAAAGCGCAACGTGTTTCGGGGCAGAACGCCCGAGGCGTTTCGCGCGTCCATGTGTCAAAGTTGCCACAGTGGTGCAGAGTGAAACGGTTTTGTGTAGGCGTTGTCAATGAGAGGGCGTTCTCGGCCTCCTAGGATGCCCGGAGACGGGCGAGCGCCAGCGGGCTCGAATGGCGTAAATGCATGGGCGACAACGACTTAGGTAAATCCCCGTGCGGCCATCCTCGGAGGGGGGCCGACGCGATTGTGGGGCATCCTAGAGCGTCTGGGAGCGAATGGTCTAAGTGCTTGTGCGCCATGGGGTTAGGGCACTTCTGCCCGGACAGGGCCAGCGAGGGAGGAGCGGCTAGAAACTGACCGTGTCAGGATGGACACACCGGCATCCCGCGCTCCGCCCGCCGGGCTCATTGCGTGTGGTAACACGCTTCGTGGCGCATGCGGGGGGCGTTGCAAGGTGGAACGTGGTACACTAGAGTTACCCACCGACCTGTGGCACGGGCCTTGCTCTACGCATAGAGCGTGCCAGCAGCGTGGCATGGTCCTTGCCCAAGCAAGATGCGTGCCAGCAAGGGCCCCCCAGTGACCCGCATGGATGTCATGACTTTGTGGGCAGCCCCTGTCCCGTCCATATACTCGGACGTATCTAACGTCAAACCTTTGCAAGGAGTTCCTATGGCCCCCCAGACGAAGCTCCAGAAGGCCCGACTCTACATCCTCGCGCACCCCGACGAGACGAAGGAGCAGCAGGCGGCTGGTACCGGTTGCTCGGTGGCCCTCATCGCCATCGCGCGCAAGGGTCTCGTCGAGGAGGGCAAGCTCGCGCCCTCGCGGAAGGCGACCTCCGTCCTACCCGACGCCACACCGGCCGATCCGGCCCCGCCCTCGGGGATGCTCGACCACGACGCCATGATGGCACTCGCTGACATGTCGCTCCTCGAAGACCTCGACGACGACGAAGTCCAGAAGCGCATGCTCAAGCAGTGCATCCGCTTCGCCTTCGACCCCAAGCTCCATGCCGACACGCGCATGAGCGCCTCCGTCCAGTGGGGCAAGCTCCGCGATGCCGTCAAGATCCGTGACCTTGGGCCGGGCCCGCCCCTCACGCGCGCCATGGCCTTCACCCGCTACAAGGACCTGACCTCGTCGATCGCCGACGTCGACTTCGTAGTCGAGGTGCTCTTCGCCTCCTACCCGGCAGCCGACGTCGTTAGGGCTCTCTCATCCCGCCTCGAAGCGAGGGAGGAAGCTCATGAAGGGCTCGTATCCACTATCGACACAGTCGCTCCACCGGGTGATGCTGGAACTTCTCCGGCACCCTGAAGTCACGCTCACCTATCAGCACATGACCGCGCAGCAGGGGCACAACCTCTGGAACGAGATCATGCCGCCGACCGACATCAAGATCAAGGTCGACGCAAACCAACAGACGGGCAACGTCGACCACATCGGCACCGTGGTCCACGAACTGCTCCACGTCATGGTGTACCCCATGTCGCTTGGGCGCTTCAAGGACGACCTCGACGAGGTCCTCGCGCTCGCCATGGATGCACACATGGTCGCCTACATTCGTAAGTCACCAAAGCGCGTGTCTCTGTGGACCGAGGCGATCAACGCGAAACTCATCGACTCCGACAAGGAGGCTAGATGAAGATGGAACGGCGCAACGAAGTTCACATCTGCCTCGCCGACAGCGGTCACCGCGACTCGACCGACTGCTGGTGCGAGCCAAACAAGATGTACTGGTACACGAACGCCAAGGGCATCTTGATGTTCGTGGTCGAGCACAACGACGACGTCCACATTCACCGGATCGTTCGAGTTGCTGCGCGTGAACGTGACAAGAATCTTGCTCCCTCCCCAGACGTCCTCTGGGGCATTGATGCTCCATGGATCACCCGTGCCCTCGACATCACCTACGGTACTGGCCCGGTGGAGCCCAACGAAAGGAACCTGTGATGCTCTGCATCATCAACATGCACAATCTTCTCACTTGGCCTCGTGCCATGGCAGAGAAGCTCGCGGCAGAAGGGCACGAGGTTGTTCTCCTCGACAATGCTTCCACCTACCAGCCACTACTCGATTGGTACAAGACCTGTCCCTATCGCGTAGTTCACGCTGGAGCGAACATCGGACACGTCGCTCCATGGTACGTCCTTCGTGACGAGATGGCGACGCAACCCTTTGTAATCACCGACCCAGACCTCGACATCTCAGGCGTTCCACGCGACTGGCCGAAGATGCTTCAGCGTGCCATCGATGAGACGGGCATCCCGAAGGCCGGCTTCGACCTCGAAATCCTCCTCGACCGTCCCGACTACATCGATGACCGTCACGGACCTCGTATCGAGCGTGAGCGTGAACGTCGCCCGTGGAAGTACGATCGGGTCTGCGCTCTCCACGACTTCAAGCTCGACACGTCCTTCTCGCTTCATGCACCCGGCACGGACTACGACCTCATCGGTGTCCGCCTCGGACCGCCCTACATCGCACGGCACTTGCCTGAGTGGGCGATTGCTGGCGTGACGCCAGTCCCACCGGACGTCGACTACTACTTCCGCAACACAGGGAAGAGCACGACGATCCTCTCGATCCCCAGTGCGGCGACCTTCGCTGCTTCCCTCAAGGAGTCATCCAATGTCCCAGATGTCCTCGACGTGCCGCAACTGCGGCAGCCCCGTTCAGCCTTCGGAGTTCTCACTTCCATGGTGCGGGACCTGCGACGAGCTTGGCAAGAAGGGTGGCGTCGTCTTCAAGGAAGCAAACCCTGAAGCCAGCGAGTCCGACATCCTGTACGCCGAGCGCATGGCGCGTTCCGCCCGTTCGCACTCGATGCACCGCAACTACGTCGACCCTCGTGAGTTCTCTGCCACCCGTGGCGTGATCCCCACTCCTCCGAAAGGAGCCTGACATGGGCCTCGACCCCCGTGAGTACGACATGCCGGCGCTGATCTCCACGCGCCTGCAACAGCGCAAGGCGAAGTCGGACGTCCCTGACGCCAATGACGCCGAAGCGACCCTGAAGTACTGGGACGAGTACCGCCGCAAGGAGCGCCTCCGCATCGCGGGCGAGATGGAAGCCCGTGGCATCGTCACGGACGACGGCGAACATGGCGCGCTCCTCAACGGCGACGAACTCCACCGCCTCGGCTTCACCATCGGTGAGATGCCCACGGTCCGCACCCTCTGGGAGCGCGAACTCACGAACCACCTCGAAGACATCTACAGGAACGGCGCGAAGCCGGACATGGTGCTCCTCACGCCCGAGATGGCGTTCGAGCATGGCGTCATCAGCCGAGGGAGGTTCCAGTGGCTCAAGTTTCTGCGCTTCGTCAAGACTGGGACATGGAAGCCGAGCGGGTCCTCTGGCGGGCGATCTGCGCGCCGGAAGCGTGGCATGTAAACCCCATGCGGTCGACGCACCCTCGCTCCCTGTGGCACTTCCTTCGCCACGCATGGGGCGCGGAGCACTACCTCGCGTCGCATCCCGCAGAGCCCCAGTGGCTGTACGAGCCGCTTCACATCCCGTACACCACATGGCTCCAGACTCACCTGCTCCAGTGGAAGGCTCACGCCCTCGCTGGCATCCCCGAGCAGTACAACCTGATCTCTCTCCTGCCGCGTGGTTTCGGGAAGACGGTCTCATCGACTAAAGCCGGGTCGCTGTGGTCGCACCTGAACGACCCCGACATGACGACCCTCATCCAGTCTGCGACCGACGAGTTGTCCGGTGACATCCTCGGGTCAATCCTTGCAGTCTGCGGTGGGGGGAAGAACCACGACCCGGATTCGTGGTTCGTATGGCTCTACGGCGACTGGGTGACTGGCGCGCAGGAGCGCACCAAGTCATTCATCAAGCACTCCTATCGGCGCGCCCGCAACATCGGCGAGCCCTCGTTCGACGCCTCGTCCGCCGGCATCGGCGCGACGGGCTACCACCCGCGCCAGTCTTTCTGGGATGACCCGCTCGAACAGGAGAAGCTGAAGAAGGACCGCTCGGCCTACCTGCGAGGGCAGAAGTCAGCCTTCATGTCGTCGGCCAACGCGCTCCACCGTAACGGACTCCGTGTCCTCACATGCACCCGGTACCTCGACGATGACGTCGCGGGCTACCACATGCACGAGGATGGCGTCGCCTCGTGGACCGGCATGCCCTGCCCGCACATGTCGATGTTCGACAAGGTGCCCTTCGGCCAAGGCATCTGGCACGTCTTCTTCTGGCAGACCGAGGACGAGACCACCGGCCTACCGACGCACCCGAAGATGTGGACCGTGGCCGAGATCGCGCGACGCAAGCGCATCAACGCCGAGGAGTTCGCAGGCCAGCAGCAGAACAACCCCGGCGCATCGGAGCACGCTCCGCTCGTCGAGGGGCAGATCCCGTGGCTCTACGTCTCCTACCCGGACTTCATCTGGGATGTGACGGTCGAGTGGGCAACCGTCCACATCGACACGGCGTTCAAGAACAAGGAGAACATCGGGCGCGGTGACGACTCTGTGATCGTGGTCTGGCTGAAGGACGCCCGCAACAACGGCGTGCTCTACCTCGACACCGAACTCCTCCGCGCCTCGAACGAGTGGCGTGAAGAGGACTTCAACAAGGAACTGATTGCCGTCCTCGTCAACCTCCGCCGTCGCGGCATCTTCATCCGCGCGATCACGGACGAGACCGAGCCGGGTGGCAAAGAGGGCGTCTACAAGAACCGTATCCTCGGCCTCCTTCGCACCGCCGGCTTCAACTTCGGCGACGACCAGTTCATGCAGTTCAACCGTACGAAGGACAAGAAGTCCCGCATCCGTACAGCGGCCGGTCACTGGCAGGGCGGCTACGCGCGCATCCTCCTCAACAGGGGTGAGTGCAAGTGCCCGCCTCCCGTGCTCGACCCGAAGACGAACAAGCTCGTCTATGTGCAGTGCCCTCACTTCATCGTGACGCCGATCGTGCGGAAGATGGTCAACCAGATCCTCAAGGTTGACACGGTCTCACACGACGACCTTGCCGATGCAGCGGCTGACGGCTTCGCCCCGAAACTGTGGCGACCGCCCGTCACGGACCCCGGTCTCGTGCAGGACGAGGGAACAACAGTCCGTCGCCCGTGGGATGACGACCTGAAGGACATGGGCAAGCCCATGACGAACGACGAACTCCTCACCATGATGGCCGAGCGCGATGAACTCCGGGCTTCCGGTTACCTCGACGACGGCGTCCGTGGCTTCGAGGAGGACGGCTGGATTCCACCCCGCGCACCCGTATGAGGAATCATGGCTCTTCCCGCAGCAGTTGCCACACAGATCGCAGCACTCAATGCTGCTGCGAACAAGCTCCTCGCTGACCGGGACCGCGTCGTCAATATCTTCGACGACGGTCTCGGTGCATCAGCTTACTCGCTACTCTCGCCCGCGAACCAGCAGGCGACGAAGATAGCGATCACGAACGATATGGTCGCCGCTCGCGACCAGATCAGTGCAGCAATCACCGCTCTCCAAGCGATGTAGAAAGGACGTACCAATGAAGGTCACCATCGAACTCGAAACGGGCAAGACCGAGGTCTACGACCGTGTGACTGACCTCTACGTCGCAATGCGACAGGAAGACTACCTGATGGAGTCTGGCACGCGCCAACTTCATCCGTACCCGAAAGTCTCCTCGCGCTCATGGGGCGGCAATGTCCGCGAACTCGTCAAGGAAGTCCAGCAATCGCTCGTCGAGCTTCAGGACTTCCTGAGAGGACAGCGCAATGGCGGTTCCAGCTAACATCGTTGTCGCGTGGCCCTCGACGGTCGTTTCCATCCCCACAGGGTGGACGCGCGTGACCGCACTCGATGCCCGTTACGTTCTGGGCTCTGCGGCAGGTGCTGACACAGACCTCGTCACCGACCGAGGGTTCGCGACACACACGCATACGTCACCCTCACACAACCCGGTCCAGAACGCCCACACGCACACCATCAATGCGCCGGGTGGCGATGCTCTCAACGTCTTTACCGGTACGGTCGCAAGTACAGGTGCAGACGATACCCACGGTCACGATGCCTTTGCCTCGGCTGCCGCAACGGCAACGAACAACGGAATCGCGATCACCGTCAATGCGACGAGCAACGATCTCGCCTTCGTCGAAGTCATCTGGATCGCAAGCGATGGGACTCCGGCGACCTTGCCAAGTGGCTGCCTCGCCTTCTTCGCAGCCGATGTCTTTCCGGCGAACTGGACACGCGCGTATGCTGATCGCTACCTGAAAGGGGCTGCAACCGGTACGGATGGTGGAACAACTGGTGGTGCAAACACACATACCCACACATCACCGGCCCACACGCACACGCAAAACGCGCACACTCACGGCGCAGTCACTTCAACGCCGGGTAACGCGGCTCTTTCGGGGACGGGTCCTGCGGGCACCGACCCCATCGCGACGACGGGGCACACGCACTCAGTGAGTCTTACGCTACAGACTGCGACGAACCAGTCCGTGACGACGACGATCAACTCGTCCAGCCACGAACCACCGTTCTCGAAGATCAATGTCATCCAGTCAAGCGCGGCGACGCTTCCGACGAGCATCATCTGTCTCTGGATCGGTGCCAATAGTGCAATCCCTGCTAGTTGGTCTCGCTACACAGCCCTTGACGCTGTCTGGGCTAAGGGTTCAACTAACGACGGTGAAGTTGGCACGACTGGCGGCGGCCTTATCCACAACCACACGGCCGTAAACTGTCAACCGACTCAAAACGCGCACACGCATCTGGTGAACGGTGGTACTTCGGTCGGCTCGAAGAATGCGACATCCGGCGCATCGGGTAACTTCGCAGCGGCGGGTCACACGCACTCATGGTCTGTCACGTCCGATGTAGCGACGAACCAATCGACTGCGGTTACCATCAACAACATCGCTTCAGGTGACGCACTTCCGAAGCACCGCACGGCCATCTATGTACAGTTCGCCGGCTCCGCGCCGGGGCCTGCCGTCGGATGCTACACCTCGTACAACTACCTCTGGGCCTTCGAGCAGATCGAGGGTGGTCCGCCACCCGAAGAGACTGCCGCGATCGCGCGGGGCGACCGCCGTTACATGCGGCAGGAGACACCGTGAAAACTGTCCGTATCGTCGGCACCGGGATGAACGAGGTCTTCGAGGTCAAGAGCCACGAACTCATCGCCAACCCGGCCGGCACGTACCACAAGTTCGTGATGCCGAATGGCAATGAGTGGTATCTCAACGACTTCGGTCTTCGCTCGGTCATCATTGCGTCGAGCCCGGAGAAGTTGTCCCCGATGTGAGGTGGGCCGGTTCCCCGCGCCTGCAACGGCGATTGGGCAGAAGCGGTCTCGTCAACCTGCTCGGTGACTCCGGCCGGCCCCCTCCTCTTCTACAGAAAGGACGCCTATGCGCGTCATCGTGTTCGACATCGAGTCCCGCCTCTGGGCTGAGGACCTCGACCCCAAGGACAAGGAGCACGGATGGGAACTCCTCCGCCAAGGCAAGGGGGGCGCGTCCGCTATCGTGCTGTACGACACACGCGATCGCTGGCTCTACGCATACGACGACCATGAGGTCGAAGCGTGCGCCCGCCACATCGAGCAGGCCGACCTCCTCGTCGGCTTCAACTCCGTGGGCTTCGACCTGCCAGTGATGGAGGGGTTGGCCCGACGGGCCTTGCGTGTCCGCAAGCACTACGACATCTTCGAGGCCCTCTCCGGTGCCTGCGCCAAGCGTGGCATCAAGACCGGCAAGGGCGACCTCACGCTGGACCGCATCTCTCGCCGCAATCTCGGCCGAGGGAAGATCGAGCACGGCGGCAACGCCAAGGAACTCGCCCGCACGGGCAAGTTCGGCAAGCTCTTTCGCTACTGCGGTGATGACGTTCACCTGACCTTCGACCTGTTCATGAAGATCGTCGAAACCGACGGCCTCATCGGACCCGGCGGATACACACGTCTGCCGCTTCCGGCCGACTTCAAGAGGGCTACATGATCTCTGCTCTTGCCATTCAGCGCGAGCCGTCCGACTACGCCTACAAGCAGCAGATGGCGAACATGGTCATCGACTGCCTGCGCTACTCCGAGTCGCAGTTCAACGGCATCCGCTCCAAGTGGCCCCGGCTCTACGACCTCTGGCGTGGCTCGTGGTCTGGCCGCTTCCACCCGCACAAGAACAACGTCCACATCCCACTGATCTTCAGCGCCCTGTGGGCCGACGCAGCGCGCAAGGCCGCAGCCTCGCTCTCCTCGTATCCTCCCGTCAACTTCATGGGCTACGGCCCGGATGACCGGAAGACCGCGCAGAAACAGGAGGCCCTGAACGCCGCGCAGATGAAGGACGACAGCGCCTTCCTGAAGCAGGTGGATCTCCTCGTGGCCTCTGGCCTCTACGGCGTTGCCGTGATGCAGGTGGGCTGGAAGCGCGACGAGCAGACCCGTATCATGGAACAGATCGACCGCATGCCTCTCTCGGGCAAGGTCGTTCGCCACATCCGCAAGGGCAAGGTCGTCATGTTCGACGGCCCCGAGTCCATCATGGTCGACCTCCTCGACTTCTTCCCGCAGCCGGCCGTCTCGCGCCTGCGCGACATGAAGTGGGTCGTCCGCCGCTACTTTCTCGACCTCGACGACATCCGCTACCTCGCGGAGATCGGCACGTTCGACAAGTCCGAAGTGGCCCGCATGGAGCGCGAGGGAGCAATCGGAGGCGGCAACTCCGAACTCGTCACCTCGATCCGTCGCTTCCAAGTCCGCACGGGCATGGACGACGAGACCGCGCGCTACATGGACAAGTACGCCCGCCCGATCGAGATCCTTGAGTTCTGGGGTCGTGTGCCTTCGGAGCTTTCGCCCGACGGCGACCTGAACCGCGTCGTCACTGTCGCCAACCGCCGTTACCTGATGCGGAACCGGCCGAACCCGTACAACCACGGGCGGCTGCCGTTCCTCGCCTTCTCGCCGACGCCTGACCCGCACTACTTCTACGCGCCGGGCAAGGCCGAGATCATCGAGAAGCTCCAGATCGTCGGCAATCGCTACCTGAACCAGAGCCTCGACGCGGCCGATCTCATGATCGATCCGATGTGGTTCTACGATCGTGGCGCTGGCCTCATCACGCGCAACCTCTACAGCCGCCCCGGCCGCTTCATCGGCCTGAACGGCAACCCGTCGCAGGCGATCATGCCGATGGGTCACGACATGTCGGGCCTCACCGTGGCCGACAACAAGATCGCACAGGTCCGCGAGTTCGCCCAGATGGGCACGGGCCTCGTCGACGACGCCGTCATGGGCCTCGGTTCCGACAGCCGCCAGACCGCCCGCGAGTTCGTGGGCCGGCGCGAGGCTGCTGGCACCCGCCTGATGCTGGAGTCGCGCATCTACGAAGAGACCATGCTGGAGCCGCTGGCGAACATGTTCAGCGCGCTCTCGAAGCAGTTCCTTGAGCCGCCCATCGAGGTGATGATCCTCGGGGATGGCGCGCAGTTGGACCCCGACACTGGGATGCCCATTCCTGCATCGAGGGAAGTCCTCAGCGGATACGACCTGTTCCCGAGCTACCAAGCGCGGGCGATGGGTGCGACGATGGGACTCAGCAAGCAGATGCAGCAGCAGAACCTGCTGTCGCTCCTGCAAGCCCTGTCGAGCCCCCTCGGGCAATCGTTGATGGGCCAGATCAACGCGGTGAACTTCTTCCGTGGCATCTTCCGCGTGTTCGAGGTTCCCTCGATCAACGACATCTTCACCCAGAATCCGCAGCTTGCGGCAATGGCACAGCAGGCGGGCGGTCCGGCAGGTCTCGCGGGCATCCCGACTTCCGGCCAGATTGCCAACGGCGGTCCTTCAGCCGTACCCGGCATGCCGACAGGCGCGCCGGCCGGTATGGGCGCTCCGGCGTCCATGCTCAACCCGCCCGACATCGGCAAGAACGCGATGATGATGGCGGCGTTGAATCACTCCTGAAAGGAGTAGACCATGGCAGGACAACGCGGTGACTTCCGCGAGATGTTCGACCTTCGCCGGCTGGATGAGCGTCAACTCGGTCAGATCGAGTTCGTGCTCAACAGCCCGGCGTACGACGACAGCTTCAAGCCCTACATGCTCTCGATCATCGCGAGCATGAACGCGATGTGGAAGGACCGCTCTCGCGAGCGGCAAGATCGCTATCCCGACGAGTTCCTCGCGGGCGGCGTCTGCTTCGGCGAGGGGCTCCTGAAGTTCTTCTCGCTCCTGATCCACGAGACGTCGATGGAGCGCATCCACGAAGCGATGCTCCAGTCGATGACCAACGATCAACTCTACGACGCTCGTCGCAACGCGGGCGGCGTCAAGCCAGTGGTCGGCATCAACCAGCCGGCCACACCGAACGAGGGTGAAGCAGACCCCGAAGAGTACTGATGGCACGAGCACGCAACAACCCCGCCCAGAACTTCGCTGCTCATCAGGTGTCGAGCACGGAGGACATGGCAGAGATGGCCCGGCGATCCGGTTACAACATGATCGCTGGCGACCTCGACAACCTCGCAGAGAACCGACGCACGTCAGCGGGCATGCCTCCGAAGTCGAAGTTCATCGGCCCCATGCCTCTCGTGAAGCCGGCCGTCACACGGCAGTCTGCCGTCACGAAGAAGGCGCAGCCCGGCGATCAGCCCGGCTCGGAGAACAGGTAATGCCAAGCAACGAAGTCTTCGACAAGTTCAAGAAGGGGGAACTTCACTCCGGCTCGAAGAAGGGCAAGGTGGTGACGAACCCGAAGCAGGCGATCGCAATCGAGATCTCCGAGAAGCAGAACGAAGCCGAACACGGAGGCACCTATGTCTCCGGCGGCGACCGTAACCCTCTTGCTGGCACGCGCCGGAAGCGGGGCAAGTAACCTCCACCTGTGGGACGACCCCACAAGGAGAACACCGTGGCACAAAGCAAAGAGGAAGCGGCACTGCACGAGCATCTGATGCGTACGATCGTCGTGCCCGAAGTCATCATCCCCATCGCCGCCAACGGCGGCCGTCAGGGGAAGGCATCACAGTCAGAGATCGACACCTTCATCGCCGGACTACCCGGCAACGAGGGAGCACCCGGAACTGCTGGAGCACCAGCGCCTCCGGCACAGGGCGGACAACCCGCGCCTGCTGCTGCTAAGGCGGCTGCGACGACCACAGGACCAAAGGCGGACAACCCCAGTCTCGACGACCTGATCGCCGGCTACGAAGCCCTGCGGGACCCCAAGACGGGTCTCATCGCGGGCAAGTACGTCGACGTGAAGGAGGCGATCAAGGGTGGAGTTCACCTCACACACATGGCGAAGGACGCCCTCGCGGAGCGTGATCGGCTCGCAGAGCAGGTCCGTACCCTCGAAGCGCGCTTCGCCAATCCCCCGGCAGTGGCCCCCACCACTCCCGTTCCACAGCCTGACCAGAAGGCAGCCGTTTCGCAAGCGGCTGTCGACGCTGCTCAGGCACGTTACGACAAGGTGCTGTCGGACATCAGCGAGAGCGGTGGCGTTCTCGACGTGGAATCCTCGAAGCTGTTGAGCAAGGCGAGCCGCGAACTCGCCGAGGCGACGGCCAACTGGAAGGTGGAGGAGAGGTTCGCGGCCCGCGACACGGCGGGTGATGCGGACAGGGCGGCTTGGCGGCAGGTGGACTCCTACATGAAGGAGAAACACCCGAACGCCGAACGCTTCTCCGAGGAGGTCGCGGTCTTCATCGACAGCGACCCGCTGGTCAAGCGCGCAGTGCAAGCACTGCTGGCGCAGGGGGATCGGCAGGGCGCAACCGAGCACGCATGGGTGAGCTTCGAGCGAGCCCACGGTGCACAGGTTGCTGCATCCGATCATGCCAAGGCGGAGGCCACGGAGGCCGATCTCGCCGCGCGTGAACAGGTCCGTCAGGAGCAGTTGAAGATCGCACGCAAAGATGCGGGCGTCATCAGCGGTTCCGCAGGCGGTGCAGGTGCCCACGAGAACAAGGGTGCGACTGGAGCCTCCCGCGAGGAGATCGAGTCCGCCCGCGAACGGATGCGCCGTGAGGGTGAAGCCCCCGGCAGTCCGGGCGCTATGGCGTTCCGCAAGATGGTCATCGGCCCGTCACTTGGTTTCCTCAACCAGCAGTAGTGCTGGAGAAAGGGTCAACGCAGTACCACAACACGCCTCCCAATGAGGCGAGGGAACAACAATGACTACGTTCAACTTCGGTTCGTACGCCTTCGATGGCTCGGACCTGAAGAGTGGCGTCGCTCGTGAGGACTTGCTGGAGCAGATCACCAACATCTCCCCGTACGACACGCCGTTCGTGTCGCAGGCACCCAAGGTCGCTTGCCGACACATCTACCACCAGTGGCTCATCGATACGCTGTCGGCGCAGACCGCCGGTAACGGCGCGGTCGAAGGTGCCGACTGGTCGCTCAACACGACCACGGCTCCGTCGCGAATCTTCAACATCACGATGATCCTGCGTAAGGACATCGGGCTGTCGGAGTCGCAGCGCGCGGTCGACACCGCTGGCTTCGCGGATCAGTACGCCTACGAAGTGCAGAAGGCAGTGAAGGAACTGGCCGTCCAGTTGGAGACCACGATCTTCGGCGCTCTCACCACGGCGACCGGTACTTCGGCAGCGGCTCGTGTCCTGAAGGGTCTTCAGGCGTTCATCGCGACCAACACCGCGTACGCGGGTGCCAACCTCGGTACGGGTGGTGACGCGACGCACGATGGTGTCGTGACCGTCGGCGACTTCGCGGACATGCTGAACACCATCTACGTGGCCGGTGGCAACCCGGAGCAGGTCTACGTCTCGCCGAAGGCGAAGCGTCAGGTTTCTGCCTTCACGGTGCCCGGTGCTGCGGCTGGTACCCCGCACGCGCGCAACATCGCGGCGGTGGACAAGAAGCTCGTCGGTGCGATCGACTTCTACGACTCGGACTTCGGTCTGATCCAGATCGTCCTCGACCGATGGGTGCCGGAGAGCACCAACGTCACCACGGCGACCGCGTCGGCGACCAACACGGGCGGGCAGATGTTCTTCCTGTCGCGTGCGATCAACCGGCTCGCGTGGCTGCGTCCGGTCCACCACGAGTTGGTGGGCAAGCGCGGCGATTCCGTTGCCGGGCTGGTCGTGGGTGAGGTGACGCTGGAGGTCCTCAACGAGAAGGCCAACGGCCGCATCCTCGCGGTGAACAACAAGTCGGCGATCAGCTAACGTCGACCAACAACAGACAGGGGGCGGTGGAGGGCGAGACCTTTCGCCGCCCCTTTCTGCTTTGAGGTACACATGGCAAAGCGTCCCAACCCCACCATCAGCGGTACGTCGGTCAACATGCCGCCGCCCGTCGATGGCGTGGACAATCTTCCTCTGCCGAGTGGCGTGAACGAAGGGCTGAAGGAGAAGAACAACGACATGCCGGAAGTCAACATGTCGAAGAACGACGGGGGCAATCCTCCGGCCGTTCAGGCTCCATTCGCAAACGGCAAGGACATGCGCTCGAAGGGCCCGTCGCCTACGTCGAGTCCATTCCCGGCAATGCCGGGGGCGGCCAGCTAATGGCGCGCGGCAACCCGATCGCCAAGGCCGCTGGCTACACGGCCCCCTACGACAGTGCCACTGTCGATCAGGACATGCAGAAGACGCTCTCGCCCGGTCCGAAGATGGACAAGACCGAGAGCAGCTACGTCGCTCAGGCGAAGAACAAGACGACGGCGAAGGTTGCTGTGCAGCGGGCCCGCAAGGCCAACAAGCAGCTTCCCGCGCCGGACGCGGAGGACTGATGGCGAAGTCCCGCAAGAACCCGGTCGCCAACATGGGCATCGGAGCAGCCGTCGAGCAAGACCCACAGCAGAAGAAGCTGTCGGAGATGCACGACGCGCTCCACCAGTTGGGCGACAAGATCCGCAAGCCGTGGAGCAACGGGGGCGAGAAGCTCCTCCCGAAGGCTCTCGGTGCGAATGAGACCCCCGAGTCGAAGCTGGCTCGGAACCACATCGACAACCTGCATGCCGCAATGAAGGGCTGCAAGGACTGAGGTAAGTAACATGGCAAGCAAGAGAGGCAATCCTGTCGAGAGCGTTGGCAAGTCCAAGGTGCTCTCGCAGCACGTCGTGCATCCGGTCGCCGACGACTCGAACACGAGTGGCGGCAATCCCGCCAAGATGCGTGTTCCGGTCGGCAAGAAGACCGTCATCAGCCAGCAGGTGATGAACCCGTCGGCGTCCAACAAGGGCGGAGGCAAGTAACATGGCTCGCAAGAACCCGTTGTCGTTCCTGAAGGAAGCGAAGGCCGAGGGCGAGAGCGCGGCCATGGAGAAGGGCGAGAAGGGCAAGCCCGACGCAGCCGACAAGAAGGCCAAGAAGGGGAAGAAGTAACATGGCAGGGAAGCGCGGCAATCCGACGAAGCACATCGGCTTCGAGGCTGCTGCGGAGAACGCGGCTGCGGGAGAGGGCGAGTCCCTCGCTCACGGCAAGGCGATCATCGCCGCAGCGGCACACAAGGCCAGCGAGGGAGCCAAGAAGGCCAACCCCCGTCTCAAGAAGGTGAAGGGAGCGTAACTCATGAGCAGCGGTGACTTCAAGATCGCTCGCATCAAGAGTCGCCACAAGGCGGAACTCAGTCTTCTGAGCGATGCTACCAAGCTCGCTCAGGAGCGAGTTCCGATCCTGAAGGCGACGGCAGAGACGCGCCGTGAGGTGCAGAGCATGACTGATGCCCTGTCCACCCTCGCGAAGTATACAAAGACCGGCGGCTTCGACCCGACGCGCACGTTCCAGCACGTCGCCAACTTCGACACTCCGATCTGGACGCTCATCCTCGACATGTTTGCCCGCTACGATGACGAGGGCAACCAGATGGACGATGGGCTGCTGTACAAGACAGACCCTGTCGACGGGGTCCTGAAGATCAACAAGGACTTCTTCTACGCCCTCGTGGACTACTTCCGCGAGCAGGGCATCGACTGCGACATGCGCGGTCGGATCATCCTCAACTAGGAAGGAGCGGCCCCGTGTACCTGTGGACCCTCAACCTCAGCACGAAGCACAACGCCTGTTCATACTACCGCATCCAGATTCCGTTTCGTCACCTGCCCGTGATCGAGCCCTCGGCTCAGGTCTTCGAGGAGCGAGGGAACACGAAGGATGCGAACATGGCATTGCTTCACTCGGACGTCGCGCAGTTCTACGCGGTCTCGGGCGAGCCATTCCTTCACCGCTTTCTCTCGTACAAGAAGATAGCGCCCTCGATGCGCGCTGGTGAGCCCATCTACCCGCCAGCCCTCATCTACGACCACGACGACAACAACGACTTCGTCCACCCGTTCAACACGCAGTTCGCGCGCATGGGCGTCCGGGGCTACCCCGACACCGCGCTACTCGAACCGGGTGACGGTCTTGTCATCGAAGACGCCAAGGGTAAGCACCTCACCGAGTACATCGACCAGAAGACAACTTCCGATGGTTCAGTGTGGGACATCGCGCGCAACCTTCACGACATGAAGGTGCGTCACCAGATCATCCGCGAGGCCCACGGCGTAACCGCCGCCTCGCCACTGCTGGCGAAGTACTTCAAGGACGTAGTTGGCAACCCGAACACCTACTTCTTCCCGAACACGATCGTCCCCGAGGACTACGAAGACCTCGAACTCGTCCGCACGGACGACGAGATCCGCATCCTCTGGCAGGGTGGCATGAGCCACTGGATCGATTGGTACCCGCTGCGCGACGCGCTCGGGGCCATCGCGAAGAAGTACCCCAAGGTGAAGTTCGTCATCTTCGGCGAGTACTTCCACTGGATTCACGATGTGATCCCCGCCGAGCAGATCGAGCACCACATCTGGGTCGAGTACGAGGCGTACAAGCTGAAGCGCGGCCTCATGAACATCGACATCAACCTCTGCCCCCTCGCGAACAACGTCTTCAACGCCTGCAAGTCCGCCATCAAGTGGTACGAAGCATCCGTGTGGCGGAAGCCGGAACCGACCCTCGCGCAGAACACTGGGCCCTACCGGGAGATCCAAGATGGCAAAACGGGCCTCCTGTTCAACACGCCTGCGGAGTTTGTGGAGAAGCTGTCGCTCCTCATTGAGGACGTGGCTCTGCGCGCTCGCCTTGCTGCTGGCGCACGAGAATGGGTCATGGAGAATCGTACGCCGAAAGCGACGATCCCCGGACTCTTCGACTTCTACACGGAGACACGAGCACGCCAGCGGCGTGAACTCGGTACTCCAATCATCCACCGTCCCACCTTCGAGCAGATCAAAAAGGTCACAACGGCCTTGAGGTAACACATGAGCATGACCGTCGTCAACGCGAAGATCTACGTCGCCCGCATCATCGGTGGTGGCTCGGAGTCGCAGGAATCGCTCGACATGGCCGGCGAGGCCATCCTTCGCGCATATCAGGACTGGCAGAACAAGAAGTTCTGGCGGTTCCTCCTGAAAGACACCTCGCTCACGACCACCCTTGCGGTGACCGCGACGAAGGGATCGGCCAGCATCTCCTGCCCGACCCCCGGCCTGTTCGATTTCATCAATCCCGGCCACACGGTGACCTACACGGGCGCGGCCGGGACACTCGCCGTCCCGACCACTGTGCTCTCTGTCACGCGAGGGAGCGACGGGGTCTTGACCGCGATCACCCTGTCGAATGCCTTCGGTGGCGGCAGCTACACGACTGAGGCGGGCACGCTTACGTTCGCAGCCAACATCCCGATCGTGACAGGCTCCAACGACTATGCGCTGCCGATCGACTTCTTCGCGCCGTTCTCGGCGACGCTTCTGGCGAACAAGCGCACGCTCACCTACCGCGACCAGCGGTGGTGGGACCGCGTGATCGTCGACCAGTCCGTGCTCCGTACCCCATCCGACTACGGTGTGTACAACGCCTACTCGGAGGAGACGCAGAACTTCGGCACCAAGCGTCTGAAGTTCGACTCGGCTCCCGACGGCAACGACACGCTCCTGCTCCGCTACTACCGGACGTTCAACCCGACGGGCACCAACATCGACATGATCGATGACTTCCTCTACCAGTTCCTCGACTACGCGCGCTCGCTGCTCCTCGCGACGAAGCGGGCGCAGGACGACCCGGAAGGCTACTCGCAGATGTCCGCCAAGGGTGCGGAGAGCGCAGTCGAGCAGGACGAGCAGGTCACGGATGATGACGACTTCGATCGTGGGCTCAAGTCCCAGTACGAAGTCGGCGACTACAACCGGCCCATCTGGGGCAACGGTCCATTCGATCCTTACCGCTACTGAGGTAACCCATGCGTGCAGTCACTGAACTTCTGAACGGCGGACTCGTCACCGCTCGCGTTGGCGCGATGCTCGAATCGGGCGAACTCCAGCGCGCGGACGACTGCTTCTACCGTGAGAAGGACCCGGCTATCTGGCGCGCGCCGGGCCGCACGGCTCTCACCTCAACCGCCATCGGTGCCGACATCCGAGGGCTCAAGCAACTGTCGTTCGACGGCAACTTCACCGAGCAGATCCTGATGCTTGGCCGGCGCACGGACGGCTCTCCGACGTGGACCTCGGGCCAGAACCCGGCCTCGCCAGACACGCACGTCTACGCGGCCGACTTCACGGCCACCTCCGGGCTCACGCCTGCTGAGGTTGGCGGTCAGGGCCGGTGGGTCGGGACGGTCACGAGCACGGCGTTCGACGCCAACCTCGTCATCGCCTCCTGCACCATCACTGGTATCGCCGTCACGTCCGCAGCCGCCTTCGGCAACGTGGTCGTGGGCATGGTCGTCTCGGGTACTGGCGTCACTGCCGGCACCCGCGTCTCGGCCGTGCAGGACAACTCGAACATCACGCTCGACACATCCGCGACCAACGGCACCGTCACGCTCACCTTCACGCAGTACCCGTTCCTCGCCACCGCCGTCGGCGCGAGGGTCATCGGCACGTCGATCGGCCCGAACGTCTACGTCACGGCCGTCTCGAATCAGGACGGGACCACGGGCCACTACAAGACGGCCACGCTGAATGCAGCGCCCTCGGGCGGCAACGGCGTCTACACGCCCGTCTTCACCTGTGGTACCGCCGTGGGCTTCGGCAACATCGGCAACGAGATTCTCGACGCGATCCAGTTCAATGCACGCAAGTACTTCGTGTGGGACGGGACCACGTCCGCTCTCCGAGCCATCGAGTGGGCTGATCGCTCTGCGGTTGCTACAACTGTGCCGGCCCTCAGTGCCCGCCCGGTCGGCCTCAAGCCGGTCCTCATCGCGCCGACGCTCGCTGTCAACACGGGTCAGTCCACGGGCTGGAACCTGACGAAGGGCGCAGGCAACTACTGGTTCCTCATCACGGAGATCTACTCGCCCAACGGCGACATCGCCACGGCGCTCAAGGACCCGATCCAGAAGCTCCAGATCATCGAGGGAGCTTACCTCGGCGTCAACAACGCGGCCACGGGCGACACGGGCTCACAGGGCGGGGCAGGTCTGCCCCTCTCGGCGGCCATCACCACGCCGGCCTCGGACACGATCACGATCACCTTCCCGGCCGTGCAGAACAACGGGCAGGACGGCTACGTCGCGACCCACTGGGGCATCTACATCTACGGCCCGGCCACCGACATGCCCTCGCTGGCCTCGATGCGTCGGTGCGCCACCGTCGCGATGACGACCTACGCGGCCGGCCAGACGTACACGCTGACCGACGTGACGCTCACGCAGCAGAAGTACGCGGGCGCGTTCGCTGCGGCCACGGGCTACGCGCTGCCCTTCAGCCACGCCGATCACCTCACGGGTGCGGCTGACCTCGACTATGGCTCGGTCCAGACGGGTGGCACCCACTGGCCGGTCAACTCCGACGGCGCGAGTCGGCTGACGACCTTCGGCTTCTCTATCGGCGTCGTGGGCTCGGTCGACTACACGGGCAAGATTCCCATCGGCATCCAAGTCGTCGTCAATGCGCGCTCGACGAACGTCGCCGGCCTGTGGATCAAGCTGATGGCGACTGCCAGCGGCCGGCAGACGAGCCTCCTGTCACGGGGCGTCCCCATGATCCAGCAGGGTATCGCCTTTGGCGGCCCCATGGACCTGCTTGGCGTTGTGTGGACGAACGCAGACACCTCGACACTCGCCGTCGAACTTGGCATCACGAAGCAGTCTTCACCCAACGTCCGACTCGATGTCTATGACGTCTACATCAAGGTGTGGTACACCTCGGTGAACGTCGACTTCAACGGGCCCGCGTATCGCGTCGTGACGTACCGCGATCAGGTCGGGGCCACGGTCTCGGACCCGGCCCGGCTGCTCCCGCCGGTCTGCACCACGGGCGACTTCTTCCAAGGCTGCCTCGTCCTGAACGACCTCAGCCAGATCAACACGCTGCGCTACTCACTGCCGGACGACCCGGAGGCGTTCCCGAAGCCCTATCGGCTGACGTTCAACACGCGCAAGCGCGACCGCATCACCTTCATCCGGGCGCTCAACGGCAACTTGTTCGTCGGGCTGGAGAACACGGTCAAGCGCGTCATGTACCTCCCTCGGGAGACCGACACGGACATGACCTCGGGCCTCGCGCACGAGGACATCGCTACGGATCACGGCATCCCCGGACCGCAGTGCGCGACCTCGTTCGACATGCCGGGCAAGGGCGTCTTCATGGCCTACGCTTCGACGTCGGGCATGTTCATCAGCAACTGCATCTGGACGATGCCGCTCAACATGGATCTCGACTGGGAGAACACGGTCAAGATCTCGGCACTCGGGGCGGCGGTCCTCAAGAACTACCCGCGCCAGAAGCTGCTCGCGCTCTACTACTGCCCGGCTGGTGCGACGCACTCGCGCAATACGCGCGTGATGTACTTCTCGTATCAGCAGGACAAGCTGAAGGGCCTATTCCAGCTTCCGGCCATCGGCCCCTCGGTCGTCTCGGCGCGCAGTGCGTGCGAGGCGTACCTCAACGGCACGGCCTACCTGCTCACTGGGCAGGAGACCGACGGCCTCGTCTACCTCGAAGACAGTGGCACCACCGTTCCGGCGGGCTACCGCGTGACCAATACGGCCACGGCGAGCACGCAGGGCGACGGCAAGGCCACCGTACAGGACGTGCAGATCATCCCGTTCATCCGCACCCGCAAGATCTACTCGGCGGGCATGGACCGGGACGTCTTCGGCGACAAGGTCTACCTGATGTTCTCGCCGTACGGATCGAACAGCTTCACGGCTTCTTCAACCCTCGCTCTGACGACGACAATCACATCTGTAGCAGCTTTCAGTCTGATCGTTCCCGGCATGCGCGTCAAGGGCACCGGTATTGATCCCGGCACGATCGTCTTGTCGAAGTCGGACAGCAGTACGATCGTCGTCTCGCGGGCTCCGAATACGGCGGGGGCAGTCACCCTCACATTCGATACGGGCACCATCGGTATCGGCATTCGAGGGAGCGGGCTCGGTGAGGCAGTCAAGGGCCTTAGCACGGACTACGTCTCCACGCTCGCTGGCGACCTCGTCAGCATCGTGAACTCGAACATCCGGCGCGGCTTCGAGCTACAGATCGAGAAGGTTCCCCTCACGTTCGACGCGAACGGTGACACGCTGACTTGGGCCGACCTCGGCATCAACATGCGGTTGCACCAGATCACCTACATGGTCAGCGAGCAGGGCTACCCGGACACCAACCGCAACACCACGTAGAGGAACCCGATGCCAGCCTTCATCCCCGTACATCCGCCCCGCACCCCTGACGACTGTGCCCCGTGGCTCTACGAGGCGATCACTCGCCTCAACAGGGCCGCGACGTCGTCGTTTCAGGCGTCGGCGGCGGTTGTACGCGGTGAGGTGCCTGACTCGTCGGGCAACCCTCTTCCTGCACCCGACCTGTCGGGATACTTCCTGCTCGCCGGTCGCTCAGGCGGGCAGATCGCCAAGGGTGACACGGTCGCCTCTGGCATCCTCACCCTCGTCTCGACGGCCAACGCGACGAAGGGCAAGATCTACTTCGGCTCCGCACAGACGCAGGCAGCGTTCGACGAGGCGCAGGGCTTCTTCGGCTTTGGCACGGTGGCTCCCTCGGCGCTCGTGGATGTCGTCGGTAGTGGTAGCATGGTGCGATTGGGTGCGACCGGAGTCACGCACACGGTCAACGGGACCAGCGGCGATATGAAGCTGACCTCGACAGATGCGGGCTTCATCGCTTCCGGTGGCACCGCGCAGGTCACTGCCGGTATGCTCGTGTCAGGCACCAATGTCGCACCGAACACCTACGTCCGACACGTCAACAGCAACACCGACCTCTCCCTCACGGTCGCCCTCACAGGTGACATAGCGGGAGGGACTGTCACCTTCACCGATGTGGGTCTCTTCCGCCGCACCAACGACGAGACGGGCACCGACATCGACTTCTTCCTGAACGGCGCACTCCGCATCACGGCGGGTACGGCCGCTCCCCTCCGCGTCCTCTCCGACCAGTTGGATGACTCGAACGTCGGGCTCGTCATCGCCAGTTGCTCGGCGGTCAACGGAACCCGCACGCTCACTGCCCCCGGCACGCCCTTCGGCAATGTCCTCGACAACGCGGGCGCTGCTACGAACGGCTACGCCTCGGGCGACATCGTCACTGGCTCGGGCATCCCGGTGGGCACATACGTCGTCACGAAGGTGACTAACGGTCAGTTGACGCTCTCGAATACGCTGCCGACGATCACCACGCAGACGATGACGTTCAAGCGGCAGACTGCCTTCTCGATCTTCGAGGCAGGCACTGTCGTCAGTGGCAATGCCGTCGGAGCCCACCTTCAGTTTGGCGGTCCAAACCGAGGTGAACTGAGTTCCATTACCATCGCGACAAACAAGGGCTGGATTCGCCGCCAGTCGGCCGCCGGTAGCACGCAGATCGGGTGGGGCTTCGGCGCGAACCCGCAGGACTACACGACCGCGTGGACCGGCCTCTACATGCTGGAGAACCTCAGCATCGGCGAGGGAGCCTCGTTCCTCGTCAGTGCCGCGTCCTCTGGCACGGCCCCGAACAAGGCACTCGGCGGCACGTACCTCAAAGTCGACGGAAGCAACGGTCGCATCTACATGGCCGCTGCTTCATCCACGCAGGGCGTGTACCACTTGGGCAACAACGATGCGTGGTCGGTGACGCAGCAATCGAACGACCTTCAGTTGATCCAAGTCAGCCGCGTGGCCGCGTGGTCCGACTCGCTCAACATCGCGAACAGCTTTCGCCTTCTGGTCGGTGATCTGAACGGAGGGCACCGTGCCCTCTTCCTCGCATCGTCTGGCAACGGCACGATGACCCGTTTCGGCATCAGTTCTACTTTCACACTCATCACCTCAGCACAGGCAGGATCGTCAGACTTCCTTGCACCAGAAGGAGCTACCTCAGTTCTTCGCGTGCACAACGCGGCAAGCGGTCTCAATAGTGCTGTCATCATGAGGCTCTCGACTGCAAAGGCAGTCGGAGTACAAGCCGGGGATATGCTCAACATCCTCGACTCGACAAGCTACGTCATGACGAGTGTCACGCCCGCAGGGCTACTTGCCTCAACGACAGGAGATGTCTTCTGGGAAGACGATAAGATTTCCTTTGAAGACGAGAACGTCTACTACAGTGTTATCCACTAAGGAGGGCACATGGCGGCATTGAAAGACAAGTCCATCTGTCTGCTCGGTCAGCTTACCGGACAGTCGATCGCGACCGGTGCAAACCCAACACTCTTTACCGTCCCGGCTGGCCGTGTCGCGCGCATCATGCAGATCGTCTTCCGAGACCCCTCGGCAAGTGCGGCAGCCGCAGTCAACCTGAGTTGTAACGGATTTCCGGGGACGATGTCCCTCGTAAACCTCATCACGGCAAACACAGGTTTCGTTGTCTTTGAAGCAGCCCCCGCAGCCGGAGCGCCAGCAGCGCCGACACAAGGAATCGAAGTTGCAACTGGCGTCAACGTCGTACTCACCATCACGACCGGAGCAGCCGGTGTCACTTGTGGCATCGATGTGTTCGGCTATCTGACTCCGTAAGAGGTAACAATGCCAGCAGCCCTCCTCACCGCCGCCCCGTACATCCTGAACGGTCTCGGCGCGATTTTCGGCAAGAAGCGCAAGTATGCTGACCCGGAGGAACTCCGCCGCCGGTTCGGCCCTGACGCCGTCAACGCCGACGCCATGAAGCTCTACAACAACATCCTGTCCTCGCCCTACGGCCAGAACCTGCTCCGGCAGGCGGCCACCTCGGGCCAGACTGCTGAGGGCAACCTCGCGTCGAACGCTGCTGCGTCCGGCATGGGCAACGGCTCTGGTGCGACTTCGGGCGCTTCCGACTTCGCCACAGCAACGGCTCCGCAGATTCAGGGTTCCCTCGAAGCGGGCGCGAAGGCGAACTTGTGGCAGGGCGCTCTTGCAAGTGCCACTGGTCTGAACCAGAACCTTGCGAACGTCGCCGAACGCGGACAGGTCTACAACAACGAGCAGCCCTCCACCTTCGAGAAGATCGCAGGGGCGGCTGGTCAGTGGGCGAACACGATCGCCCCGAAGCAGAGAGCAGCCGGCGAGGAAGCGTCCGATTATGCGGCCAAGCCGCACCGGTCGCCTCCGGCACCGCAGCCCTCGTACTAGGAGAACAGCATGAGCCCACTTCCGAACAAGTTCACGAAAGCTGTCAGTGACTCAGTGAGTCCGACGCCCACTACCGATCCGGCCAAGCTCGCGATGATCCGCGATCTGATGGCACAGCAACAGGGTGCCGCTCCAGTTCCGGCCGGTGCGACTGCACCCGTGCAGCGTCCTCTCAGCGCGGCCGTGCAGGGAGCAGCCGCGCCAGCGACAGCGGCGGCCACAGCACCGGCTTCCCCGTTGGCCACATCTGTTGCTCCAGCCTCTGCTCCGATCGACGGTACCACGACGGTGCCTGCACAGCGCGGCTTCCAGTTGCCTGAACTGATCGAGCCTGACCCGAACGACCCGAAGTACAAGGGCGAGGGCGGCAAGGACCAGTACGCGGTCGACAAGGCCGAGCATGACCATCGCGTCATGATCCACCAGAACGCGATCGACCTCGACGCGCTCTTCCAGAAGATGCACCCCGGCCGTGACTTCCAAGGGGAGTACGAGGCCGAGGTCAAGGCGATGAAGGAGCACGAGGCCAACCGCGAAAAGCCCGAGGGCTGGAAGCGCGGCCTGCTCGCGCTCGGTGACATGAATCCGGCGGTCAAGCAGTCGGGCCGCAGTGGGCTCGCCGACTACGACCAACAGCTTGCCGAGCGGAACGCGCGCGCGGACAACAGCTTCTCGGCGCAGATGGTCCTCAAGCAGAAGATGCACGAGGCCAAGGCGGCCGAGGCCGAGGCGAAGGGCAACTGGCGCGTCGCGCTCTCCGAGAAGGAGAAGGCCGCCATGGCGGAGGCAAGCAACCAGCACATCGCCAACGCACAGTCCGAGCAGCGCACGCACGAGGTCATCGCTGGACAGAACCAACGTGCTCGTATGCGTGGCGACACGATGGTACAGTCGGCCCAGATCAGGGCCAACACGATCGCCAACGCTCACGGACTTACGGGTTCGCGGCGTGATAAGTTCCTCGACTACGTCGGCAAAGAGTTGGCTCGCCGTGGGATCGAAGGTAAGGATCTGACGAAGACCTACGACCCACTGGATCTCGATGCCCTCGCCGAAGACTACAGCCGCGTCGCTACGGAACTCGAACATGGACCGACTGACACGGCTCCGGCCAAGCACACACCGAAGGCGGGAACACCGCAGGTGAAGCCGTCGGGCGCGAAAGAGAAGTTCTAGGAGGAGCACATGGCGGAGAAGTTCTCGGAGATGATGAAGCGCCTGCGGGCGCAAGAAGCGGCAGTGGGCAAGCCCCAGTCTTCAGCGGCGACTGACACGGCGGCATTCGACCCGGACGCGCCTGCTGCCGAGCCTGTTGCAGGTAGTGAAGCTGACACCGTGAACTCTCCGGCTCCCCCGCCTGCCCCTGTTGCAGGTAATACTGAGTACAAGGGAAACGATCTCGACGAAGCGAAGATCAACCACATCGCGAATGGCATCCGCACGAAGTTCGCGGATGACTTCGACATGAGTGGGATGAGCGACCGTGAGATCCTTGCTCGTCACCGGGCGCGCTTCGCGGGTGAGATGACGCCCGAGGCATACGACAAGAAGCTGAAGGACACGTACCTCGCCGACTTCAAGCCGACGTTCATGCAGTCGACAACTCCCTTGCGGCATGCCGTTGGTGAGGCTGCTGTCGGTCTGGCTCCGTACGCTGCTGCCGAACTGCCGAGTATCGCTACTACCGTCGGTACGACTGCCTTCCGTACAGGAGCGAGTACCGTGGCGAAGGCCCTCGGTGGCGCACCAACACAAGCTGCTTTTGCTGCGGGCCACGCTGGTAACATGCTCGTGGACGAGGCGTTCATCCTCGCGCAGCAGCAGAAGATGGGGCAGGTGGAAGCTGGCCCGAACGTCGATGGTCGCACGCAGGAGTACTTCACGAAGCTGGCCCCCGGCCTGCGCGCACAGGGCTTCAGCGACGACGAGATCATGGGCGAAGCATCACGCCGTGCACGCAACGTCGAACTCGGCAAGCAGCAGACAATCGACTCCATGGATCAGGATCTCGATGCGATGCAGCGCACGCAGATCACCGAGCCAGCGAGGGCACTTGCAGACGCTGCATTCCTTGGTGCCGGTGCAGGCCCACTCAACAGGGCTCTTAAGAGCATGGGACTCATCGCCAAGGAAGGAGCCGTTGCCGCCAAAGCGGTGAATCCACTTCTTCAGGCAGCGAAGCATGCGGCGACGGGTGCCATCGTTGGTGGTGTCGGTCTTGGTGTGCAAGGGGCAACCCGTGCGGCCCTTGAAGCCAGCGCAGCCAATCTTAGCCCGGCGGAAGTCGCGAGCGAGATGGTCCGTGGTGGTGTCGAGGAAGGCGCAACTGGTGTGAAGGGTGGTGCTCTGCTCGGCGGTGGTCTCGGTCTAATCGGTGAGACGGCTGGTGCAATCGCCCGCTTCCCCGGTGAGCACGCCGCTCGGGCTGAGGCCAAGGCCAATGCAGTGGCAGAGGAGGTGAGTGAAGCCAATACGGCGGCTCTCAAGAAGAACCAAGCAGACTACGCTGCGAAAGCGAAGGCCACAGAAGAGCGCGAGAAGGGTGCCGAAGCGTACCGTCTCCGCGTGCAGTCCGATCAGATTGCGAACACCGCCACAAGGTTCCGGGCTGATCGTACGCAGTACCCGCTTGAAGGCGATCCGTTTGTCGCTGCCCAGAACATCATCGCGTCAGAGCACGGTTCTGATGCGCTCCAGACGGCTGCTGGTCTTCGGGCTATCGACGCCATCGGAAACAAGATCAAGCTCGCGCAAGCGGCCGAGAGTGAGACGGCGAACTTCGGCGCTGTCGCGTTGCCTCCAACCGAGCCGACTGGCGGGCCTCCCTCGCTGACGTCGCCCGGCGCGCTCGCGGGCCCCGGCCAAGTGGCCGAGTCCGCACCGACGATGGAGACGCGGCCACTCGAACCGCGTCCGGTCATGCAGGGCGAAGCACAGCTTCCGCCGACCGGTCTCCGCACACAGATGAATGAGCTTCAAGCCCCGCCCGCGAGCGGCATCGCTCCGAACACCGAGCCTGCCATCGAGCCCCGCGAGCGGCTCGCTGTCCCGCCGCAGCCCGAGGTGACTCCGGCGATGCGGGACGCGCGCGTGCGCGAGGTCCTCGGTGTCCCCGAGACCCCGCTGAAGAAGCCGCGCGCCAAGGTAGTGGAGGCGGCCCCGGCTGCTGTCCCGGCCCCAGTCGTAACGCCGCGCGAGGAGGCTCTCGCGCCGGCTGCACCGTCGGCGAGTAGCTCAACAGTGGAGCCCCGCGCTCTGAACGCGGAGGTTGCAGGTGCGACTCCTGCCTCGCCAGCCACACCCGAAGCGCCCGCGAACCGGGCGGCTGAGGCCCTCGGCAAGCTGTCCGTGGGTGAACACGCAGTCGTGAAGGAGCAGAACGGCGCGCTGCATATCGAACGGCTCGGGCTCCCCGGCGGCGTGCAGGCCGAGCGTGGCGCACTGGGCAAGGTCCTCGATCATATCACCACGACGGCCGACGAGCACGGTGTGCCCGTCACGATGCGGCTGACGAAGATCGACTCGAACGGGGGCAAGATCCCGATCGAGAAGCAGATGAAGAACTACCTCGCGCCCCGTGGGTTCGAGATCACCGCGAGCACGAAGCTGCCCGAAGGCCAGATGGCAACGGCGGACGTCATCCGCCAGCCGATCGGCCAGCATCAGGCACAGGTCGCGGCGTCTCTCGACAAGGTTGCGGAAGCAGCGAGGGCACGCCTCAACAGTAAGCTCGGCCGCGCGAACGCGGGCTTCGACCCGACGATGATCGGGGACGCGGCTCTCGACTTGGCTGCCAGTATGTTCGCCAAGCAGCTTCGCGATCCCGAGAGCTTCGCGTCATACCTCGTCGGCAAGTACGGCGAGGTCGTAAAGCCCTTCATCGAGAAGATCTCGGCACTGGCACAGAAGCACTTCGTCCGTATGTTCAAGGACACGGGCACGGCTGACGCGAACTTGAAAGAGCTACTTGACCTGAAGGACTCAGGCAAGTACGGCATGGGCTGGTACAACAAGACGGCAACGTGGGCGAAGCAGCGATTCGGGGAAGACTCGGACATGTTCCTCCGCTTCCTCGCGGTCACGTCGGCCAACGGCCAGACCGAGTCCGGCGCTGCAATGGCTCTCAAGGCGTACGCACAGTGGAAGGCTGGAATGCCCTTCGAGGGCTTCCGTGGCGATTCCATGCGCGGTCAGCTTGAGGATACAGCGGCGGGCAAGGCACTGCCCGAGAACACGAAGATCAAGAACTTCCTCGACGCGCTCCGGGGCGACCCGAATGCCGTCGTGCTCGACCGGTGGATGCTCCGCGCGCTCAAGATGAACGACGTGACGGCGCTCAAGCCGAACAACTACAAGTTGTACGAGAACGCGGTCCGCCAGTTGGCGCTCGATAATGGGATGACCCCGGCCGAGTTCCAAGCGGCCGTCTGGGAAGGCGCGCGCGTCGGCTCGATCCAAGAGAAGGAAGCGATCGGCGGCCGTGCAGCCTCGACGAAGACGGGCTCCGCTCGTCCCCTCGAAGATCTCGTCGAGCGTAAGCTCGGTGGGCTCACGCCCGAGGAATACGTGCAGCAGGTCAATGGTCATCTGAAGATGATGCAGAACCTCTACCAAGCTCTTGAGCCCGTTCGACGGGGTATCGCGAAGGGAGAGAACGGTTGGACTGAGGTCTCTGGCAACGGAGAGCACACAGGGCATACGTTCGATCCAGACACGTTCGAGCCGGCGACGCATGAAGGCAATGTCGTCTCGATGCTGACGCACAACACAGATCGTGACCGGCTCTATCCCGGCCGCATCCTCAAGTTCCGTCAGCAGGTTGAACCGCTCATCAAGGAACTGAAAGCCAAGGGACTCAAACCTACGATCGGAGTCTGGCGTATTGCAGACTCTGAAGGCAAGCCCACGGGCAAGTTCAGTATCGACCTCAATGTAATGGTCAAGGATGAGACCAAGGCACTCGACCTCGCTCACAAGAACAAGCAGTTCGCGATCGCGTTGCTCGGACCGGGTGGTGCTTGGAAGAAGACCATCGAGACGGGCTACCATGGTCGTCAGTACTTGCCCCCGCAGGACTACCGCGATCAGCCAGCGTGGTACAAACAGCAGATGAACCGTGTCCGTGCCTTCATCAAGAAGGTCGGCCTGTAGGAGAACTCATGGACTACGAACCACTACTGAAGGGGATCGCCCGTTTCATTGGGACGACTGGCCGTGACGTCACGGAATCGGCTGGCAAGATGGTGGGTGCGGCCGGCCATACGCCGACTGACGTCGAACGCTGGATCGGTGATTCACTCACGAACCCTGAGAAACAGGTTCCCCTCATCCATGACTACCTGCGGGGAACGGCTGCCCTTCGGCAGGCAGAAGAGGCGGGACTTACACACGTCGATGCTGTGAGCGTGCCCGCGTGGCAGTCACTCCAGAACACGTTGGAACTGCGCGTGCAGGATGATCCCGAGGTGCAGAAGGCACTGAAGGATCTGTTCGTGAACTCGCGGACGCCGCCCGACCCGGATGTCACCAGCACGATCGTCAAGCCGGAGGCGACGAAGGAACCGAGTCCCGGTGTCGCCCCTGCTGCTGCTCCCATAGCCCTGTCTCGACCGAAGACACGCTGGTCGATGAACAGTGCTCGCGAGATCAGCACTGAGGTGCCTGAAGACACACCTACCGTGACACAGGCCAGTGCTGCCCGAGGGATGCCGAAACTCGACGCAGTCGCTGAGACACAGAAGAATGAGGCATGGAACGAGTTTGCCCTCGGTACTGAATCACAGGACGCGGTTCGCATCGAGGCGGCTCTGGAACGTATCCGAGCCCTTCACGCGCCCGAGACGTCAGCAACACCTCCGGGGCAAGTGCCGCATTGGCAGCAGGCTCTGAACTACATGTCTTCCCTCGAACAGCAGGTGGGACTGTGGCAGGGACAAGGACTGACGAACGATGCGTGGACGCGCGAACTGATGAAGTTCCATCAGCAAGCAGGTATCGATGCAGTGCCGCTGCCCAAGGCTGCGCGTGCTGCTATCGATCGATTCGACGCATGGGCCGACTCGAACAAGCCGGCAACTGGATGGGACCGTGTCAAGCAGGCTCTGGGTGTGCCACGCGCTGTGATGTCCTCGTTCGACGTGTCGGCCCCCGGCCGGCAGGGCATCCTCATGTTGGCGAGACCCGAGTACTGGGACCACATGGCTTCGATGTTCGGTGCATTCGATGACGCCAAGTTCCACGAGTCACAGGCGTACATCCGCAACCACCCTGACTTCGAGGCCGCGCAGTCCGGCGGGCTCGCGCTCACGGACCTGCACAACAAGCTCGCGCCCCGTGAGGAGGCGTTCGCCTCCAGCATGGCGGAGAATCTTCCGCTCGGCGCGGGCACGATGATCCGCAAGTCGGAGCAGGCGTACACGACCTTCCTCAACCGCGTTCGCTTCGACGTGTTCTCGAACACGCTGCGCGAGGCGGCTGCGGCCGGCGTGGACGTCAACGACCAGAAGTTCGTCAAGGATCTCGCTGACTGGGTCAACACGTCCACAGGGCGAGGGAAGATCGGCGACCTGCCGACCGGGCTGCTCTCGACGATCCTCTTCAGTCCTCGGCTGGCAATGGCCCGCATCCAGACGCTGAATCCCGGCTACTACCTCGGGCTGCACCCGTTCGTTCGGGCGCAGGCGATCAAGACGAATCTCGCTTCAGCTACTGTGGTTGTTACGCTGGTCGGCCTCGCGGCTGCCGGCGGGGCCAAGGTGACGTGGGACTTCCGTTCCTCGGACGCTGGCAAGATCCGGGTGGGCAACACGCGCATCGACCTCGGCGGTGGCTTGTTCCAGTTCATTCGGCTCGGTACGCAGATCGTGACGAATCAGTCCTTGAACGCAGACACGGGCAAGGTCACGGAACTTGGCTCGAAGTTTGGCATCCCGACACGGCTCGATAAGCTCTCGCAGTTCGTCATCGCGAAGGAAGCCCCCGTGGCCTCGTTCGTTACCGACTGGATGCGTGGCAAGGATCAGGGCGGCCAGAAGTTCGAGTGGCCCCGAGCCTTGATACAGCGTGCCGTGCCACTGGCGATGCAGGACGTCTACGACGCACTGAAGGACAAGGGCATCGAGGGACTCGCGTACTCGCTGCCGGCAGCCTTTGGCGTCGGGCTCCAGACGTACTCGACAAAGCTGACGCCCGAAACGATCCCGTTCATCGGGGTCAAGGGCGAGATCCCGGCCGATCAGGCTCTGGCCTACGTCGAGGCGATCAAGCAAGCCGATAAGGAAGCAGCGACACAAGCCACACTTCGTACGCAGGGGATGAATCCGATCGCAGCCAAAGCAGTGCTTCGCTCTTTCGTCAGAGCCGAGCGTCTGAAGGCTCGGGCGGCATGGATCAGAGCGAACGCGCAGGCGTACCAGCAGGCCCGTCAGGCCGGCCAACCATCTGTGCCATTGGTGCCACCCGGAGGGACCCAGTGAACCATACAGTACTGAAGCAGACCGTCATTCCCTCGTGGGTCATCAAGGCCCTCATCACGGCCATCATCGGCGTGGCGATCACGGGAGTAGCGGCGATGGCCTCTCGGCTTTCGACCGAGGGGCACAACCACGAGTCACGCATCAGCGTGCTCGAAGATCACACGAAGGGCGTCGACAAGTCGCTCGACGAGATCAAGACCGAGCAGCACGAGCAGAGTCGTAAGCTCGATCGGCTCTTGGCGCGGAGGCAATGATGTCACTCGATCCACTGAGTAGCGTGCTCGACTTCGGCAAGGCTCTGATCGAACGGTTCGTCCCCGATCCGAAAGCCAAGGCCGATGCGATCCAGAAGCTCGCCGAGATGCAGCAGAGCGGTGATCTCGCCGCGATGGCGCAGCAGGCGAACATCAACGCGGTCGAGGCCGCATCCCCGAACGCGTTCATCGCCGGCTGGCGACCGGGCGTCGGTTGGGTCTGTGGTGGTGGACTGGCGATGGCATACGTCGTCGGTCCG